AAATCATCTACTGCGGTGAATGTAAACACATGATGCCAAACGGAAAGTGTCGACAGTTTGCGGATAGCACGATAAGACCGAGCGCAAGTGATTTTTGTAGCGCAGGAGAAAGGAAAGACAATGGATGGCCTGATCAGCAGACAGGCAGCGATTGATGCAATATGTAAAGTGTGTTCTATGGAAGAAGATTATCATAAGTGTGATGGTTATCCCGAGACAAGTAAATGATCCATCACTATATCACAAAATATATTGAAAATGGGAAGATGTATGTAGAAGCATGGATTCAGATTGACATCTTCGGTCAGTGCATTTGTTTCAGCAATCGAAAAATAGAGGTGAATAGGAATGATTTATAAATGTCCTAAATGTGGATCGGAAATGGTTTGCTTTTCAACGGCGAGCATACCACCTAGGTATTACTACAAATGTTTTTGCGGATTTCAATCTAAAGTAATCAGCGAAGATCAAGAGGTTGTTATGACCTTGCCAAAAAAATGGTGGGCAGATATGAGAGGTGAACAGGATGACTAATGCTGATAAATTCAAAAGTCTGTTTGGTCTATACGCTACAGAGTTATGGGCAATGCCAGAGAAAGACTTTCTGGAGTGGCTGAATAGTGAAGCCATGAACTGTTCGGAAATTCCGAACAACTGGATACCATGCTCTGAGAGGTTACCAGAAGATGAGTATGTGCTTATTAGTAAAAAACCAACAAAGATATCGGGTGACAAATGGAACGTGACTATAGCCATGCGAACAGCAGACCCAAGAAGTAGAAAAATCCAATGGAGAGATATTGGATTCGGCGTTATACAGGATGATAAAGTGCTTGCATGGCAAGCACTACCACAACCCTATCAGGAGGTGGAAGAATGATTACAGGTAGCATAACTCTGGATGTTCTTTCCCTCTTGTGTATCGGATGGATAGGAGCGTTTTTACTTTTGCCTTTAGGACAATGGATATCCTACAAGAGGGATTGCAAGAAACACGGCAAGGAGCAAGCTGATGAGATATGGAGAAGGATGAGGTAAAGAATGACTGATACAGAACAAAGAAGGATCGATGCGATCTGTAAAACTGCAAGGGTTAATGACATTGGGGATCTATCAGACGGATACCATACTTTCAATGGTCTTTACTACCAGAGGATGATTCTGTTTGCAACTCTGGTAAAAACATATAAGGATAAAGCATGGAAATCTCTTAGACATGAGGATGGAGAATTATGTTTTGGCGGAGGGTGGTTTATTGTCGGCATCGATACGCCAGATGGTAGCTATACATACCATTATGAGAATAAATACTTTGATGTGTTTAAATGTAAAATCCTTGATTATGGTAAGCACTGGGATGGACACACAGAAGATGATGTGACGAGGTTGTTGTCTTTGTCAAAGGAGGATGAATCATGAAAATAGGCGATAGATGCTTTGTTCACGGATACATAGACGAAATCCGCAAAGATACGGTAATTATCAGAAATGAAGGTGGGTATTTCGGGACAGATCCATGCGAAGTTATTACAGTATATGATAACAGGACACACCCTAATTGGATTTCCGTAGAAGACAAATTACCAGACAACAATACAGATGTCCTGATACAGTTTAAAAGCAATATGGGTGTTGGTTTTTGGGAAGATGGTGACTGGTCAATAAATACAGGTGACGGAATATACAGTGCGATTGGGTACAATGAAGAAAAGCCGATAGCATGGATGCCACTACCAGAAAGCTATTCGGGGGAATAATATGATTGGAGAAGTAAAAGATTTAACTGGGAAAAAATATGGAAGGCTTACAGTTATTGAACAGCATGGCTTTACCAAAAAGAACAAATATGGGAGTAGACAAGCAATATGGTATTGCAAATGCGATTGTGGGAATTATTGTGAAATGGCATCTGGTACGCTGACAAGAAAAAGAAATAACCACTCATGCGGTTGCCTTAATAAGGAACATTTGAGGGATATGTCAAAGGGGAATATCACTCATGGCATGACAGGGACAAGAGTATATGGGTGTTATAAAGGCATGATGAATAGATGTTATAGAAAAAAAGACATTCATTACAATGCCTATGGCGGAAGAGGAATTACTGTTTGTGACGAATGGAAGAACAATCCAAAAGCGTTTATTGATTGGGCATTATCTAATGGATATTCGGATGATTTAACGATAGAGCGAATTGATGTAAATGGCAATTATGAGCCGTCAAACTGCACATGGATTCCAATGAGTGAGCAATACAAGAACAAGCAGTCGAACTGCAACAAGATGCCACTGCCAGAACCATATCAGGAGGTGGAAGAATGAACGAAGAACTCTGGCACAAAATCATGAAAGAATACATCAAAAGCTATGAAGCTATAGCACACCTAATAGATAAGGGAATTATGACTGAAGATGATGCTCCATCATTTTTTGAGAAACTACTTAATGATATTATATTCACCTTTGAGAGTGAGGTGAAAGAATGAGTGTAATAGTTAAAAACATGAAGATGCCACCAAGTTGTTATTTTTGCGGTCTTGCTGATACATCATTCATTCGTTGCGAAGCATTTAGCCCGACTAAATTGCTTGAAGATGATTGCGAGGAAAGAAGACCGAAATGGTGTCCACTTGAGGAGGTGGAAGAATGACAGAAACTTCAAGCCATGATGAGAAGCACATCCTACAGGGATGCATAGCGTTGATGGGTGAAATGGTTGACGGCTTCCGTGAATACCTTGATTTCATCGGGCATGAGCCTGAGTGGGATGAAGAGAAACAGCCATTTGTTATGAGCTATTTCCATATCGTCCAGAGGCTTTTTCTGTGGAACACACGTCATTCTGGAGGCAACTCAACGAGAACCAAATGCTATGAATTAGGCATAGAGGATAGCAGTAAACAGGTAGAGTTTTATTTGTGGGAGGATGAGGAAGAATGAAAAAACTTGAATTATATCAGTGCGAAATCTGCGGGACACAGTATTCGCATAAACAGGACTGTAAACGTTGCGAAAATAGCCATATAAAACCGAAAAGCATATCTGGAACAAAATATAATGCAAAGAATGCAGGGTCGAGTGATGGATTGCCAGTTAAAATCACTGTGCTATTTGAAAACGGAGTTTATGCCGACTATAGAAGGTGAGAAAAATGAACGCTAAAGAAGCAATTGAGATCATGCAGGGTGTAGAAGAGTTAAGAGGAACATTACCGGAAGATGGTCTGCTTGTGGAAGAAGCGTTGGATATGGCTATTGAAGCCTTGAAAAAGCAGGTTCCGGAAAAGCCGGTAATGGATTATGGTTTTCCCGAAAAAATTCGTGAAGTCATGATCTGCCGTGGCGATAAAGAAAAGGCGGAATACAAGACGGATTGTTGTCCGGTTTGCAGACGTCCCCTTGACACCAGCCAATTCGTTAAGACGCAAACGGGGAAAGTATGTGGTGCTCCATATTGTAAGCGCTGTGGTCAGAGAATTATATGGGAGGGATAATGTATCAAAACTTGACTAATAAGGATGTTGTAGCCAGGAAAGAGCATCAATGCGACTGGTGCGAAAAAAAGATAAATAAAGGCGAAAAATACAATTACCAGACATTCGTTTTTGACGGTGACTTTTGTGACTGGCATTCCCATCTTGCCTGTAGTCGAGTCGTATCTGCCATCTGGGATTACTGCGATCCTTATGACGGGTTGGACTCAGACGGATTCGATGAAGGGTGTGCCGATGTTTGCAGAGAATTTATCTGTCCAGATTGTGAGAACTGGAACGATGAATTTCAAGATTGCGAAATGGATGAGTCGTATTGCATAGACAAGATGGATGATTTTTTCAAAACGCATGAACTGTATCCAGAAAAACATGAAGGTTGGTATCGTATCTGGAAGTGCAGGAAGAAGCAAAAGGAGGATGAATCATGAGTGTAATTCTAAAAGGGCATGAAATACAGATACCTAATAGTTGTGATGTGTGTTCTTTTTGTGGATGCGACTTTACTTGCATGAATTATACTGCGGATTGTTTTGGCGAAGACATTAGTGATTATGAAATGTGTAGACACAGCAAATGTAATTTAGTCGAGATTCCAGACGGTGCAATGCTGATAGATGCTAACAAACTTATTAGTTTATATTCCGACAGGATGGAGAAAGTAGTTGAAAGATACGGGATTGATTCTTCAGAAGCAGGGGTTTTGTCGGGTGCTATGAAGCTTTTACAAATTCAACCCAATGTTTTTAAGAAGGAGGAATCAGAATGACCTTGGAAGAAGCCATAATTCATGCGGAAGAAGTAGCAGAAGAAAACGAACATGACGCTAAAGAATATAACAGGCTTGCAAAACTGGAGACATTTCCGAGTAGAAAAGAGTGTGAATCTGCTTACAAAAGATGCTGTGAATGTGCCGAAGAACATAGACAGCTTGCCGAGTGGTTGAGAGAATTAAAGGCTTATAGAAAGAATGAGGAATTAGAATGAAAGAAAAAATAATCAAGATTCTTATGGACAATTTAAGCTATGTCTATTGTTATAATTGTTCTGGTGAGTTAGACGATAATAATTGCGATGATTGCCATAGAAAATATATGAATTGGCAAATAAGCCAAAAGTACGCAGAAAAGATTACTGATGAGATATTGGAGAGTATAAAAGAAAAATTGATAAATTAAAAGTGAGGATAAAAATGGAAAATAATAAATCAGCTGGTGGAATTGGATTTGGCGGATTATTACAAATTGCGTTTATAGTATTAAAATTGTGTAAAGTTATAAACTGGTCATGGTGGTGGGTATTAGCACCTACATGGATCGGTTTAGTTATTGTTGTGATATGTTTTATTTTACTTTGGATATTAATTAAAAAGGAGGAAAATAATGGATAAATGGATTACAATAGATTTTAAGAATGGTGAGATGGCACATTATTCTCCAAGTGAATATACTGATTATCAATATGATGGTAAGTATTTTATAGTTATCAAAGATAAACAATGGATAGGTTTTTATAATCTTGATGAGGTACGATATATTGAAGTCAGTTCGGTTGAGGACGCTGAGAGGGGGAATGCTCAGTGAAATATATAATTGATATACCTGATGAGTACGAAAATGACTATATTAGTATGTCCCCACTTTTAGGAAAAGAATTTTGCTATCCTCTTCGAAACATGAACAAGACATATGTAATTCCTACAGGATTGAAGATTGAGCAATACACCGAGACAGACCGCAAGGCTATTGAGGACGAGGTGTGGAAATTTGCAAAAAAGGTAAGACTTAAAGAGTTTTTCGATGATAATCATAATTTGCATCCTTATCTTGACTGTTTTGATTCATATCAAGATGCCAAAGCTAAACATGAAGAGTTGAAAAAGCAGAAGGATGAGATTCGTGTCGGAGACGAAGTCGAGTATGTTGAAGACCATCGGAAGAAGATTGTTGTTACAAGCACATATTCAGACGGCTGGTTTGATGCCATAGATAGTAATGGCTATTTATATATAAACAGGAATCCAGTCATGTGGAAAAAGACAGGCAGACATTTTCCTGAGCTTATTGAACTGCTAAAGAAGATGGGGGAGGAATCATAATGGAAACTGCAATGGAATATTTTTCTCGCCAGATGAATCAGCAGCTTGCCATGTGGAAAGAAGCACCGCTCGATACACTTAACAGCGAAGATGTATTAGACAAGATGTGTAAGACACACATAGATGCATCGCTTATGAGCGTGGCATATTCACTTGCTATAATGGCTGATTCGTTGAAGGTACTTTCAGAGTCAATGGAGGAAGGAGATGAACCGTGAAGTACAGAATTGAGTTAACCGAACAGCAGATGCGAGTTCTGGAGAACTGCACAAACCTGTATATGAGGGTTTTAATGGGTCAGACATGGGATTTAGCAGATTTGCTCTGCGAGAGGATATTAGATCGTTATGACAAGGATTCTCCCGACAATAAAATCATTTTTGAACGGTACATAACAAAGCGATATGCAATCATAGAAGTCCTTAACAGTGTGGTGCGAATTGCGAGAGACACACAGTATGGATTTCCTGCCGAAAAATCCGAGGATGGCATGATAGCAGAGTGTATATGGGATGCTATCAGAGTGGCAAGAGGAACAAGCAGATATGGGGAGGTTCTGCCGATAGGCTCAGAGCCTGTACCGAAGATTGATGCGATGAAAGAAGAAGAACAGGGAAAGGATAAAAAATGAGATTTGAAAAAGTAACCTATGAAACATTCCAAAGAGACATGACTAAACACGGTTTCGGATGGATGCCAGAACAGGAGATACAACAGGCATGGGAAAATATCAAACTGCCTGTGAGGAAAACGAAGTTCAGTGCAGGTCATGACATATGCACTCCCATAGATTTTCACATCCTGCCACATGGGGACGTTGTTATACCTACTGGAATCAAGGCTTATTTTGCCCAAGATGAGATGGAGGCATGGCACTTAGAACTGTATGTGAGAAGTTCCGTTGGAATCAATAGAAGGGTCGTTATGTCCAATCAGACAGGCGTGATAGATTCCGACTACTACGGCAACGAGGACAACGAAGGAGATATGTTGATTGCTTTGACCAATATGAGTGATCACGTAGCAAAGTTCAAGGCAGGAGACAGAATCATCCAAGGAATTTTTGCCTTACATGGAATAACAACCGATGACCATGCCTCTGGTGAGCGTGATGGTGGAGTAGGATCAACAGGAAGGTGATACCATGAAAGGAAGGGAGAATGACTAAGGAAGAATTAGCAGAATATCTGCGGAAAAAAGGCTATGATGCTGTGGTAGAAGAGGGAACAGTTCATGTTCTTGTAGATGAGCCGATGAGCAAGAAGGAGCATAGGAAATTTGAGAAAGACATCAAAGAATCCGGGTACAATTCCAGCTACGGCTGGCGAAGAAAATGATTCTTTCGTTAGGGAACATCCGACATTGGGCAGAAAGAATGCCATCGGATCTCATGACAGCTTGTGTTGGTACTGCGACAATGCGTTAGGTGGATGCTCATGGTCGATGGATTTTGAACCTGTAGACGGTTGGGACGCAAGGCACACGGCAAAATACAATGCCTACAGGGTGTTCAACTGTCCACGGTTTGTGAGGGGATGATATGGCAAGCGTAAGATTTGACAGAACATCGGATGAGTTTCGATTCTTTACGGAGTTTTGGCAGATGGTACAAAAATACTATCTGCCGGATGATTCCGCAGAATATTGGGAACCCTTGCTGACGGACGCAGCTATGCTTGGCAAAAAGTATGACGGGATCTTCTATCGGAACATCATCCAGGGATTCCTCAACTATGCGGAAGAGTATTGTAAGGAGAAAGAATAATGCCAACGATCAAGATCGAGGATGCCGTTAAGGTCGCAGTCGAGTATTTACGTCGGCTTGATGAAGAATACGGCATAGAGACTGATGACGGATACGAAGAAGCCACGGAAACCCTGACAAGGTGGATGACGGAAATGGCTGAACTGAAATCGGAATAACAACACTAAATCAAAGAGAAAGGAGAAAACGCCTTAATTTACATGGCGTACGACACTTTCCTGAAAATGCACAAAGGAGAAATGGATAGAAGACCTGTGATGTAATGTTGCAGGTCTTATTTTTTTTGCCATTTTTTAGAAAATCACCCTTTTTGCGAGAGTGTCACCCTTCATTTTTTCCGTAAAAAAAAACGGGACCCCACCCACCCTTAATTTTTCGCACTGAAAATAACAGACCCCCACCACCTTCCGGGCGTTGCGTGGGTCGCACAATAATTCCAAAATTCTCGCCTTGATTCTACACATTCTATTTTCGCCAAATTCGGCTTTTAACTTTTCAACGAAGAAATACTCAAAGAAATGATTCAAATGGAAAATTGAACGGATTGAGATGTCACAGAGTCGATCACCACAACCAATGAGAGCGTCAGGCAGATGTGATCCGCACTGGACAGAAGCCGTTGGCTTGTTCGTGGCTTACCAAGGATCAGCTGCCGAAAGATTTGATTACTAATCAAAGCGTAGCTTTTGAAGTTTTTGAATTTTTGGAATGATCGATTTTGGCATCCGAATTCGGCTTTGAATACGAAAGCCTGTCAAGTTATTGAAAGAAGAGCAAAACTGCGAAATCGGAAAGATTGCAATGTGAAGCTGACCAAAACCGTAACCAAGTATTGCGTTGTGAGTGGGAGAAACTTCATAGATTTTTCGGATGTGTGCGAGAACCGCACCTAGGACGTGTCTGCCAGAGGCGTGGCACATACGATGGATCTGCATACGGATGCGACAGGGGAGTGCTGTGGAATTTTTGAAAATTTTTCGGGTCTGTCGGGGCGATGCTCCCAAAATTTTGCACGCCTTTTAACCCCCGGGGAGGGTCACCCCCTACCCCCGAAACCCTCAAAACAAAAGTCTTAAAACGAGAGTTGCCCAGATTTTTGAGATTTTCGATACCAGAAATGTTGTTCCTGGAAATCTCTCCCAAAAGTGATCCGGCTGGGAAATGAGGTTGAACCTGTGTTTGGTTTGCTGTTTTTCCTGGACTTTTTGCCCGGTCCGGCATAGATCTATCCAGCGCAACGATTGTTAATAGTCCAGCTTGCTTTTTCTATCAATACTTCCATAGCTGCAGACAAGTCATAATAGACTATATACAGATAACCACATTAGAGAAAATGTTATTGTTATATAGTCCTATATAGTCAAACCTTGTCTAATAGCCTTATATGGCTTTTAACGGGCTTTTGTGGCTTTATGCTATCCCTGTATAGCTTATATATAGCCATAGCTTAAAAGGGCTTATAACAGGCTTAAAAGGCAAGTGTATATCATGGCATAGCTATAGCATGATAGAATAGCCTGGATAATACATAGATATATATAAGATTATTAGAGGATGTTTATATATTTCTCTAATTTGCCCCGGCACTATTCCAGGAATAGAAATAATCTGGAATAATTCACAACGCTTTATAATAGCCCTGTTTTGCCATGTATTGCCCTTTAACGCTTTGGGCTATACTTATATAGGCTATAATCATATAAGGCTTAAAACGCCTTATATAGCCTTATAAAGGCATACGGCAATTTTTGCATAGTCCGGCATAGAATAAACCTATGGTTATAACGGCCCTGGAATAGTCTTGTAAGGCTTGTATATCCTTTTGAGCTGCAGAAACATAAAATATACCATAGCAAGCGAAAACAGGCATAAAAAGCCATATAAACGCAATACAGGCATAGTAAACCATATAGTATACCGGCAAAAAGATATAATAAGCCTGTATATCATACTATTATAGCATAAGACCATAGCACAAGGAAAGCTATATATAAATATATACAATTTTCCCTTGTTTGGCTGCCATAATAGCATATCCGGGAAAGATCTTTATCAAGTTATCAAGGTACAATCTGCAATCATTGCAGAAAAAGCCCTTTTTAAAGTCATGAGCTTTTGCCGCCTGGAATACGGAAAAAGGCAAGGAAAAAAGCCCCGGAAAAATACCGGGGCTATATACCTATTTATTAACCCTATTATAGATATATCCATCAAGGACATATTTATTATAAAAGGGCACCGCATTTTCATTTCCATATTCTTTTTCTTCCTTTGTTTCTGGGTCTACCCATGTGCGTAAAATATTCATTTTTTACCCTCCTAAAATCTATTAATATAGTTATAAAGTGCGATATAAAGAATATGAATAGCAATAACAGATAATTCTACAATGATAATGTTGCCTAACATGTTTTACCCTCCTATATTAAATTGTTTTTAGTTTCCACACCGGCCGGAAAGATCCGGCCACGCTTGCGGCCTAAATGGCTTTTTATAGTCGCCGCAACGACTGAAGTATTAGCAATAATAAAGCTCCTGAAAACAATCGTTGATACTTTCAATTACTTCTCTTGAAAGTTCGTATTCTGCATAATCGGTCCACCAATACAATTTTACTTTCCCGTCATTAGTATCAATGTAAATATTGGGACCGCCGAAAGCTACTAACAGTTGCACGCCGCAAAGCGTTTTATCGCTGCTAATTGTGTATTTAATGTCATATACATCTGAAAAATAATCCCACATTGTAAAAGGCTCTACGTCCTCCATATCTTCAGTGATATTATTTTCGTTAATTATGTCCCCGTCTTCAGTCATGTAAACCGTACCCGCTGCTATAGCCTCCAGCTCTTCAGCGATATGCTTACAATGGTTATAGTTTTCTTCAGTCATAACGATTTCCTTTTTGATTGTTAATTCTTTTGTCATAATAAAACCCTCCTATAAAATCCGGCTTTTTGCCGGTGGCGTTTCCAATAGCTGGAAACAACTGTTTTTTTAACTTGTCTGCATTATATCTAATAATAGATATTATGTCAAGAGAAAAATATCAAAAAATAGATATTTTTTTTAATTGCTTTATTTTCTATTATGTGATATCATTTTTATATATTTTTAGATTGGAGGAAAAAAGAATGATACAATATAAAATTGATATTATTGCAGCATTGAAAGAACATGGATATACTCCAGGCATGATAAACAAAAACAGACTTTTGCCGGGGCAAACAATGCATAATATAAGGAATGGCAAAATGGTATCAATGGAAACATTGAATAAGATTTGTTGCATGTTACGTCTCCAGCCTGGAGATATAATTGAATGTATTCCAACGGATGCAGAAAAAATAAAATATTATTGAACATGAAAACAGCCCGGATTTTTTCCGGGCTTTATTTTTTGCTGTTTTTAAATTGTTTGAAAATTCTGTATAATGGGAAATTCTATTGAACTATTTTCGAATATCATTATAATTGCTTTTTGAGTTTGAATAAGATCCAGGGCAACGCCTGTTAACAGATCCGGCCCGGTCCCCGGTGGATCTTATGGACTTTGGCAAGGATCTGCAGAAACTGGAATTGTGACGGGTCCTTTTGCCGGGTCTGCAGACGTTTTCCAGGCCCTATAAATATATGTATTAGATATATGTATATTCTGTATTGTGTGAGATGTATTTATATATATAAAGGTTTGATATTATGGCAAGACGAAAAAAAGCAGAAGATAATACAGAAGTAAATAATAATCCAGTTATACAGGATGACATAGACTATTATTTTATAGAATTCTGCAATATGCATAATATCAAAGATATATATAAGATCCCGTCAACTCAATTTGTAGCGGCTCTAATATATATAAACCATAAATATATAAGACCTAACAGGATTATATATAATAATGCTTTAGCTGGATATAAATATAATTTATTAGCTATTGACCAATTAGTTGATAGATTTTTATACATGTCTTATATGTATAATCAACCTATAACCTTGTTAAACTTCTCTCATTTTTCTGGAATAGGTTATGAATATATTTGTAGGTGGAAGAATGATAATAATGTTTTTGTTATAGATCTATTAGATTGTACGGATAATAAATATATATATAATATCAAGAACTTGTTGCCGGGTAAAAATAAACTAACTATTAGCTATAAATCAATGTACGAAAAGTTGATTAGTAATCAAATAAATAACGCGGATCTATTAGCAAGTTATAAGTCCGGTGTAAATAGTATCGCCTGGGCTAATAGAGTGCATGAAAGACATGACAAGGACCGAAACAATAACAAACCTGTATTTGACATGGTTTCTGCTGCTGATTCTTTAGGGATAGCGGATAAATTGCACGCATTGGAAGACAAAAAGCAACAATAAAGTATCATTTATCAATATATAGTTGTTTAATACAACTAACAATCAATATATTGTGTTGCAATTGTGCGCGAAAGAGTAATTTTGCGACGAGTTTATGCTTTAAAGGATTAAAGCGAGCGTTTCTGGTTGACCGGGGGACACTGTTCGCCACCCATGTCAAGGTCGGGGGTTAGTCACTCATCGTTGTACGGCACTGGTTCTTGTGCCACATAATAGCTATATATAATATATATATTTACACCATACAACAACAGTATATAGAGGACATATACCACCACTACATATAGGAGTTACATATAGACCACGTATATACACTACATAACTTACCATTGAATATATAACCACTACATAGTGGAAAGCCATATAGAATACCACTACACATCATATAAGCAAAGGAGAGATATATATGAGTAAAGTATGTTGTAGCTGTAGGTCCAATATAGAGGTACAGGAGATATATGTAGTACCTTTAGAATTTGGTGGAAGAGATATACCTACGAACAAGGTACATATCTGCAAGAGGTGCAAAGCATTGTTAGACAGCATGACACCGGAAGATCATGCGGAAGAATACGAATATGAACACAACATCTGATCCGAAAGAACACACAATCAGGGTTCGTCTGAATGATGAGATGTATGACCACGTTCTGCGGAAGTCTGCCGGAAGGACGATATCTGACTATATACGATCCATAATTCAGAGAGATATATACCAAGAGCATTTTCAAAAATCCGAAAATTCTAAAAAGGGGGCTATATGATCGAACCAAGAATCAGAATAGAAAGTGACGGGACATTCACCAGGCTGTGGATTAATGATGTAGAAATACCCGATGTAACGATGCTTGATTTTCATGCGGAACCGTTTTGGGCAAGCTGCGAGTATTATCAGCACAAAAAGACCGATGGTGGCAAGTACATGATCCACGGTGGTGATATTCTGTCGGAGAAACATAAAGTAGATTTTAAGTTAAAGGAGCAACAATGAAGAGAGGAATCTTAGAGACAGTAGCTGCGATTGTCTGCTTCAGCGGATTGATTGCCTATCAGAACAATCCGTACTGGCTGATCCCGATGGTTGCACTGGTATTTATATTTTTGGGGTTTAATCAATGAGCGGAACAGAATTTTACAAACACGCCTCTGCGGTCAAGCAGGCATATGTAGAAGACATAGATTTCAGACAGGCGGCAATTGCAAGCGTTTTGTCTGCCATAAAGGAACTGAAGGGAAGTCACAGTGACGAGGAAGTTGCCGTGGCAATCTGCGAAAGGTTATTTGGTGATTCATAATGAGCAATACACAGGAACATAGCAAGGTTTGCACGAAGCTCAATCAGATTTACGCACAGAAAAATGCAGTTTACGGGGATGCCTTTGGCGAAACCTACGATAAACTTGGTTTGATTTCTGCGGTTACACGCATGACGGACAAAATCAATCGGCTTCAGACCATCTGCCGGAATCCCGACATCGACACAGGGGATGAAGCTGCACTCGACACCTGCATGGATCTTGCGAATTACGCAATCATGACGGTGATGAAGTTACAGGAAACAACATAGGTGTATTCGACACCGATTGCTTTTCTCATTTCTTTTACCTCTTGTGGAATTCAACCTTGGTTGTGGTTTTCTTAACCCCTTTCCATGATCAAGCCGTGACAGGCGGCAAACACAGAAAGGAGCATACATATGGCACGATTGAAACTTTCTCCTCCGTGGGACATCTATTATCGGGAATTAAACTTATTGTTAGGATCAGATCCTGAGATCCAGATTCTATACGATGAGTATGAACAGGAAATCAAGATTTATTCCGAAAACGAAGCCAAGACCGATGCATTGAACGCCATTCTTCCGTCCGAGAAGGGGTTCGGCAATGTCAAGCTGACCATCACAATTGTCCCGGCTAACAGCAAACGGCTGAGAACCAAGGAATACTCACCTGAGTTGTTCGAAGACTTATTTGAAGGAAATTCATGTGTCGCTGACATTGAGCATAGCACCGGCATTTACGAAGCAACATACGTTGTCTTTGTGAAGGAAGTTGTCCAGTACCACAACGATGACATCGGAGACATCAACGGCAACTGCTCTACCCTGTATCAGGATATTGCTGAAAGGATCTTTGAGAATCATCCCGGAGTCCATTTCTGTACAGCATCGTTACCGGAACTTCCCTTTATGACAACGACCGCAGAGGCTACTCGTTACGGTTGCGTGTAATATAGAGTGCGGCAGATATGCAAGTGGTTAAAGCAGGCAGACTGTAAATCTGTCCCCTTCGGGGTTCGATGGTTCAAATCCGTCTCTGCCGAGTTTCCCTGACGAGGGGTTGTGTGGACGCACACAAGGCAACAGGCCGTGGGTTTAGCAACTTGCGGTATACCTAAAGATGCTTGGTATTGTTGCCAACCGTCCAACCGCATGAGGTGAGGAGGTTAAATAATACCCACATGCACATTGCTTAGATTAGTGAAACATCGAATGGTGCGTAGCTGGTTGGTTGAAAGCTATTCCAAGGCAGTGAGGAAGTAAACAACATTCTGTATAGCCCTATAATCATCAGTATGAGCCACGATGATCATGTGGTTTTGGAATTCCTGAGGACGAGTGTGCCGACACTTATAAAACGGCTGTGAAGTCCATCACGGATAGACGGAAACGGACATAACACAGTATGGGAACTGATGTGTCGCTTGTACATCGGTGGCAGAGGGGGAATGCACTGACCGAAAGCTCTGTAGAGTAGTCGGAACAGGTCGAGTGGTTCAAATCCGCTCCCGGTGTAGTGTGTGTTTGGTATCCAAATACATTACTCTACCTTTCGTGCGGTCTTGGGGAGAACCGTAAATCTCCCCAACATGCCAGCATGGTGTATTTCAAGCCGAGCGGTTGTGTGGCAGCCGACATTCCTTGCCTTTAGACGGGACAACTGCCATGACACTTGAAATAACAGGTTCGATTCCTGTAGCTGGCTTGTAGGTTTTATCCTACTTGTTTTAATCTCCTTTGCATGGGGTGGGTATAACACCTGCCCCTATATATCAGGGGTGTAGCCAAATGGTAAGGCACAGGATTTTGATTCCTGGTATTATGGGTTCGAATCCCATCATCCTTGCTTGGAGGGCAATATGGATTCTATAACGAAAAACCTCATGATTGACCTTGGTAAAAATGCCGAGAAGATCGCCAAATTACTGAAAAAAGGCGATGTTGAACTGCGAAAAGACGGTAATAAAATCAAGGTAATCGCAATTTCAAAGAAACAGATGTAGTGGTCTGCCTAATGTGTTGGCAGATGAACAAGTCGGGTGTGACTTTCTGAAGGGAGGGTTGCACCTTTGCTTTCTGAGCAAGAACAATTATTCGCAGATGCATTTCAGCAGAAACTGTTGACTGAAGCTGATCCGATGGAATTGGATACAGGATTGATTCAGCAGTTTATCCTTTTTGGTCATCAGGTTATCCGGGATAACTATGATAACCGTGGGCCGATCTTAACAATTTCAAATTATCTCAAGAGAAAATGTCAATATATCGTGTCCAATACGGACAAGAAGGGCAAACAGAAGACTGCCGTGAAGACGATATGGGATCTCAGGCTTTTTGAGGCCCAGAATCGTCAGCTTGACAGTTATCTGCTATTCTTGGAGAAGAAAAGAGATCCGAAAGAGAAATTCTATCAGCCTAAAAGGAAACAGTTTTGGAAAACTGGCATAATTCCTGCTCTACAGGATATGCTTGATGATAAACTTGACTTGTTAACGATATCAATGCCTCCGGGAACTGGAAAGTCGACCATCAGCCGATTCTTTATAACAGGAGTCATTGGTTGGTTTCCGAATGAGTACAATTTGTTCTTCTCTCATTCAGACGGAATCACCAGAAAATATTATGACGATGCCCTAAAAATTGTTACTGATAGGTCCGAGTATGCTTGGCAACAGATCTTCCCGGATCTCAAGGTCAACCACCAAAATGCCAAGGCACAGGAATTTAATGTCGGCAAAGAGAAGATTTTTAACTCTCTTCAATGCAGTACCAGGGGAAGTAATAACGCTGGTATGGTTCGTGCATCAAAGTATCTTCTTGTTGATGACATGATCGCAAAGATTGAAGAAGCACTAAACAAAACTACGTTAGACAAGTTGTGGGGAGTATATTCTACAGACGCCCGACAAAGAAAGACTGTTGATGTAAACAAGAAACCATGCAAGGAAATCCACATCGCAACACGATGGTCAGTGCATGACATCATTGGACGGCTCCAAGTAATCTACGATGGTAATGAGCGGTGCCGATTCATTGCTATTCCTGACATTGATCCCGACACAGGTAAGTCGAACTTTGACTATGACTATCAGGGCTTCACGACAGAGTTCTTTCACGACATTGAACTGACAATGGATGACATCTCTTACAGATGTCTTTATAAAAATTCGCCCATCGAAAGAGAGGGTCTTTTGTATCATGAGGATGATTTACGGAGATTCTACTCTCTGCCGGATGGAGAACCTGATGCCATCATATCTGTCTGCGATACGAAGTCCAAGGGAATTGACTATATGGTTCTTCCTGTGTTGTATAAATATGGCGATGATTTCTATATGACTGATTGTGTTTGCGATGATAATTCTGACTTTGCGGTTCAGAAGAGAAAATTGACGGATATTCTTGTCAATCACGGAGTTCAACAATGTGAATTCGAATCTAATGCCGGTGGAGATCGATTGGCTGCTGATGTTGCCGAAATGGTTAAGTCAGAAGGTGGTCGGTGCAACATTACCACCAAGGCTACCGAAACAAATAAAGAAACAAGAATTATCGTTAATTCCGATTGGATCAAGAAGCATGTGCTGTTTCGGTCAGAAGACCAATACATGAAGAAGAGCGACTACGGAAGGTTTATGAATTTCCTGACAACATATACCGTAGCTGGAAAAAATTTACATGATGATGTTCCCGATTGCATGGCGAACTTTGCACTGTTTGTTACTCGCAGTTTATATAGACGCAAGACAAGAATCATGAGAAGTCCGATATAAGGAGAATATATGAATACAAAACGATATCTGGAGCAGATTAAACGATGCGAAATCATGATCAAGAACAAGCAGGAAGAGCGAAAACGCATCATGGATATGGGCATCAGCACCACGGTTCCGACAGACAGAGAGAGAGTACAGACCTTCGGCACAAGTGATTTAACAGGAAAAGCCGGAACCGAATTGGCTCTTTTGTCTGAACAGATCGACTTTCTTGCCAACAGGAGAGCAAAGATTATCAGCCAGATTGACGGAATGGACGAACTTCAGCATTATGAGATCCTGACCTATCGGTATGTTCACCATATGTCGATTTTTGAACTGATGGATCATTTTGGTTATTCCGAGAGACATATTGAGAGATTGTTAAAGGCTGCTCACACTGCATTTGAGGAAAAATACCGTGGGCAGTGTGTTTTTGCCTAATATTTGTCGGTAATTGTCGGAGATTGTCACTTGATAATTTTTAAAACTACAAAATATACTAATATTGAAGTTATGTCCATAGCTCCTGCTTTTCAGCAGGAGCTTTTTATTTGGTAAAATTATGGAAAAAATTGTCTGCCCAAAATGTGGCACTGAGTACAAACTGAAAACAGCTCACAAAGACCGCTCTGTCAAATGGAAGTGTGCAAGATGTGAAAACATTTTGCTCCACAGTGTTCAACAGGGAAAATCCTACCTGATACATGACCGTGAGACATCGAGTGGCGTTAGATTTTGGTGATTACCATGGAAATGTACGGAAGAAGCATCGTCTGGACGGATGTGCCAGAGGTGACAAGCGAAAATATCATAGACGTTCTGACCAAGGCTTTCCCTGTGCATCTGAAGAATTTTAGAGACATCAAATTCCTTGATGAGTATGAGAAGGGCAAACAGCCGTTACAGAGGAAAGAACCGAAGTCATACAGGCCAGACATCGATTTTGAAACGGTGGACAATGTGGCTGCAGAAGCCACGGAGTTTAACACAAGCTATCGATGGGGAAATCCGATCACGTTGATCCAGAGGGGAGAGATTGATGCCGGTGAAGGGAAAAACGAGTCTCCTGATGTAGCCTTGCTGAACGAGTGCTACGATGCGGAAGATATCAATTCAAAGAACCAGGAACTGGGCAGATGGGTTGAAATCTGCGGAGTTGGATACACATTTGTTGATATTAATTCGGAGTACGAAGATGGGGACAGCTACTTTACGGTAGATATCCTTGATCCGAAGTATGCATTTCTGATTCGCTCCAACTACTATGTGGATCACAGACCGATGGTTGGTGTATCTTTCCGAATTGATGATAATGGACTGCGACATATCACTGCCTTTACGAAGTATCAGAGGTTCGAAATTGAAGAATCCAAAATTATTAACGGAAAATCCGTAGATAATTCTGAGATGCATCATGGTAATCGCAGTGGGGAAACTAATCCTCTTGGCATTATTCCGATTGTTGAGTACATAAGGTCTTATGATCGAACTGGATGCTTTGAACGGCAAATCGCAGAGATGGACGCATTGAACCTTCTGGAATCCAATGTGTTGAATCAGGTGGATCAGCAGACACAGGTTGTATGGCACACCAACGATGTTGACTTCCCTGTGGAAGAGGTCGAAGTTCAGAACGAAGACGGAACTACCACTGTTGAAGAACGTGTAGTTAAACCAGAGAGTAACGACTGGCTTCAGACTTATACAACCCCTGACGGTAAACAGCCGTTCATCAGACCGTTAGCCATGGAGTATAACTATCAGGGCATTCTTGAAAACATCATGAGTAAGAGATCCCTGATTCTTCAGAAATGTGGTGTTCCTGAGAGAAATTCTGCCAATGGCGGTTCGACCGGGGTTGCCATGAGTGATGCCACAGGATGGTCAGCTGCGGAATCTTCAGCCAATAAACAGCAGTTGATTACCGAGTCTGCAAAGATGCAGGAAGTCAAAGTGGTTCTCAGAGCCATTAAGAAATCTGCGGATGTTCCGGCAGACAGTCCACTTCTGAATCTGAAGTACAGAGACATCCGTCCGAATGTGAAGAGGAACCGTTCGTTTGATCTGATTACAAAGTCCAATGCTCTTGCAACTCTGCTGAGTCATGGAGTAAACGGTCTTCATGCATTCAAGACGGTTAACCTGTTTGAGGACAATACGCAGGTATGGGTTGATTCTGAGGAAATGATTACAAAGTATCAAAAGAAACTTTTTGAAGAAGAAAAACAGGAGTCTTCCGGGAAGAACGAAGCAGAAAAGATTCCCGACAGAACAGCGTCGGATATCAGTGATCAGAAAGATGAATCCCCTGTAGTTGATGGCAACAACCAAATCAATTACTCCGAAAAGAATCGTAAGGGGTGATTAGATGCCTACTTTACAGACATTTGATGAGTTGAATTCTCTTCAGAAAAAGGGAATGGACATCAGCACATGGTCTATCCCAATCAACCAGTATTTCAATGAAATGAAGCTGACAAGAGATCAGAAAAGAGAACGAATAGCACTTGCGGAAGATATAGAAGATGCAGTGCTATTCTTTTTCTCTCTTGTTTTATTACAAAGCCAATATTCTTATCTCGCCGCCATGGATTCTGCCGAAGCAAAAGAAGAGTTTCGACAGAAAATCACGGATGCTGTTGCAAAGCATACAGAAATCAACGATGACGTGCGATATGAGATTAACCAATATGTCGAAGATGTAACCGACACCACAACGGAGCATTTGATTATCCTCAATGCTCTTACAGAGGATGCCGAAGAGGAACAACGGCAGAAGGAACGGCATTACATATCCGAAGACAGGGCAAGACTTCTGGCTGAAGAAGAGTCCAATACATTGTTTAACTGTTCTGACTTTTATAAGGCCAGAGAGTTAGGATACCAATACAAGACATGGATCACTATGAGAGACAGCCGTGTGAGAGAAACTCATGCGAGAGTGGATGATAAGACGATTCCTATCAATGATTATTTCCTGGTTGGAAATTCAATCATGTTGTATCCACGACAGCCCGGAGCATCCGCAAAGGAAACTGTCGGATGCAGATGTAGTTTGAAATATACAAAACAATAACAAATCAGAGCCACTTCGGTGGCTCTTTTTTATATGGTGCGGAGATGTCACCTAAAAAAGCCCACGCAGTCACAGAAGACTGAGAAACAAAAAAGCCAAATCTTGGTCAGACAAGACCTAAAAATCGGAAAGGAAAAACACTATGGCAGAAGTAAACATCAACACGAATGAGCCGAATACCGATCCGGCACAGAACCAGACCGAACCTGTTAACCAGACAGCCAACGAAACTGACAACAACGAGTCTGCAAATGATCCGCAGGACGTTGCCGAACTTGTGAAGCGGATAGCAGAGCTGGAAGTAACCAATAAGCGTTACAAGGCATCAATTGACAAAAGCCGAAGCGAAAACAAGAAACTCACTGAACAGCTACGGGCGAGGATGTCTGTTGACGAACAGGCAGAGATTGACAGGAAAGAAGCCGAGGAAGAACAGAAAGAATACATCAAGTCCTTGGAAAATTTCGTAAACGTAGCAAAGGCCCGTGCAAGGTACGCACTTCAGGGGATGGACCCGGAAATGGCTGAACAGGCAGCTGAAGCCGAAATCAGTGGGGACATGGATGCGTTGGCATCTATTCAGAAGAAGTACACAGAACAGGCATTGAAAAAGGCTGAAGCCGAGTGGATCAAATCTCGTCCACAGGTCAGTGCAGGTGGAAATGGTTCTGTGAATGTGACACAGGAGCAGTTTAATGCGATGGGCATACAGGAAAGAACAAAGCTCTTCCGTGAACATCCTGATGTTTACAATGCACTGCTCAAGAAATAATAACAAGAAAGGAATGATATTATGCCAGCAACACAGAATGCTACACTGCTCAGGGATCTCGCTGATCCCCAGGTTATTGCAGACTATATCGAACTTAAGTACACAGATGCCATCAGATTGAGTCCGTTAGCACGAATCGACAATACACTGGTTGGAAGACCCGGTGATGAAGTGACCATGCCCCAATACACCTACGTTGGTGCCGGAGCTTCTGTTGCAGAAGGAACTGACATTCCGATTGCAAAGCTGGGACAGACCACAAGAAAAGTAAAAATCTACAAGATTGGTCGTGCTATCGAGTTCTCCGATGAAGCACTGCTTTCCGGTTATGACAACGACATCGCTACCGAAGCAGCTAATCAGGTTCTTACCGCTATTGCTGACAAGGTAGAGATCGACCTGCTTACTAAGATGGGTGACGATGCTACACTTACTTCCACCATCGCAGCCAGTGCTGATGCATCTGACGGTATCGCAGATGCCCTTACTCAGTTTGGCGAAGATATTGATGGTGAGAAGGTTATTGTTATCCCTCCGGCTCTCTATGCTCGTCTTAGAAAGACTAAGGCGTGGATTCCGAATACTGAGATTGGTGCTAATGCCATCATCCGAGGAACCATTGGTATGATCCACGGATGTCAGGTTGTAACTTCCAACAGACTTGCATCCGCTCCTACAGGAACATTTGCCAAGACTTCTGATAGTTCTGTGTCTACATCCAAGACCTATTACATGAAGGACGTTGATGGCAGATATGTGCCTGTTCCGAACCCTGTAGATACCGGTCTTGATGACTACTATGAGAGAACAGGTGCTACCGGTTCCGTGGCTTACATCGTTAAGCCTGGTGCTTTAGCCATCTACTCCAAGAGAGATACCATGGTTGAGTTCGACCGTGACAAGATTTCTCAGATGAACTACATTATCGGATCTAAGATGTTCGCTCCGTACGTCTATGACCTGTCCAAACTCATCAAGGTTACGATCGCATCCTAATGAGTATGATGATTCACAGGGCTGTGAAGCGGATCAATGAAGCAACACAGCCCAAAGAAGTTAATAAGCCGTCCGAGAAAGCAGAAGGTGCTGAAAACGGAGCAGGCACTACTGCAAAGAAGGGCAGGAAAGCCAAAAGGTGATGTGAATGACGATTGACGAACTGAAAGAATCAATCACTGAAGGGCTGACGGTTGAGTTGGAAGGTGATCCTGATTTCTCCGAGGAAATTCTTGAGGAGAAGGTTAACAATGCGGTGAATGAAGTTATCTTGGCAAGACGTTATAAGATGGCGAAGTATTCTGATGAACAGATTAAAGCCGACATTGAAAACTATAGATCCAACATCCGAGATATTGCCCTTTACGATTACAATCAGTCCGGCATGGATTTCCAAAGCAATCATCAGGAGAACGGAATTAATCGCTCTTACACAAGCAGACACAGGCTGTTTTACGGCATTGTGCCGCTTACAAGGCTGGTTTAGCCGTAAGTGCTTGCCTAATGGCGAAGGGTTGCCACATTATTTGGTGGTGGGCTGTGGCATATATAAAGCAGACAGGAGGACTTATGTCGTTGGAAGTGTTGGCTATTGCGATAAGTTTTGTGTCCTTCTGCTTTGCGGTCTGGATCGGCCTTAAAGGTGATAAACGGACTGATACGAAGGACATTGAGGAACGGGCGAAAGAAAATGCGAAGATCAATTTCAAACTTGATGAAATATCAGGAACAACGAGAGAGATCAAGCAGGACATATCGTCCATGAATGATGACATCAAGCATCATAATGATAGAATTATCGAACTGGAATCGTCCGTTAAGCAAGCACATAAGCGGATCGATTCTGTTGAAAACCGCATCGATGGAAAGTAGGTGATTGCCTATGATGACATCGAGGAAAAACAAGCAGAAACTTCTTTACAGTTTACAGGGCGATACGATACCTGTGTACGAAACTGACGATGAAGGAGAAGTTGTTTACGAAGAGATTGACGGGGAGCAGATTCCGGTAGAAACAGGCGATAGCTTTACTGGATATCAGACACCCGTCCCTTTTTATGGCAATCTTTCTTTCTATACGGGGTGGAACTATCCGGGTGTGTGGGGTGTTACGCTGAACAACGCTGATGCCATACTGCTGATGGATAAAAACGAACTTCCGATTGATGAAACCAGTCGGATCTGGTTCAAATCCACTCCTGTTCAGAAAACGGTACAGGTCTATGACGAAGACGAGAAGAAGATGGTTGAAAAGACCGTCATAGATGCTGATTCGGCAGACTTTTCCGTGTCAAGGATCATTCCAAGCATCAACTGCGTGAGATATGTGCTGAAAGGTATTGAGAAATGAAGCTGCAGATTAGCCTTTCAAAACCATCTATACAAAAGGCTCTTAATCAGGCAAGAGAATATCAGCGAAAACTTAACGATAAGAACAGGCTGTTTGTAAAACGGCTTGCCGAATCTGGCATTCCTGTGATTGATTCGAACATTGAACGGGCAGACGGTGACAGTGATAAGTATCATGATACCAAGATTATTCTGCATTCGTATGGCGATTATTCACAGGCAACACTTCAAGTCAGTGGCAAAGACATCCTGTTTATTGAGTTTGGAGCAGGTATTCATTACAACAATTCTCCAATTCCTCACGCAGATAAATTTGGCTATGGCATAGGTACATATAATCCGGGTTCTGATAATGCATTTAACCCTGATGGATGGTGGTACAAGGATGATTCTGGAGCATCTCAGCATTCCTATGGTACTGAAGCCACCATGCCGATGCTGAAAGCCAGTAACGAGATAATCAACAACATTCGTAGGATTGCGAGGGAAGTATATGGCAGTAACTAAACCATGGTGGGCAGAACTTGAATCAAGGCTGTTTACCCTGTACAAGTCCAGAATGGGCAAGGCTCTCAAAGAGAAGTTTCCGAAACTGTACTGTACGGCTTCTCCCATGACGAAAGCTGCTTCGCAATTTCCTACGGCATACTTCCGTATGGTCGATTGGATTGAACAGGGAAATGACCTTGAAAACACGGATGTCAATGCAATCTTGGCAACCGTGCAGGTGGATGTGATCGCCAATACATCACTAAATGATTGTAAAGAAGTGGTTTACGAAACAACAAATATTATGAAATCGCTGAGTTTCAGCATTATTGGAATGCCTGTTTACTCAGCTCAAAATAACTTATATGTAGGTGTTATTCGCTTCCGCAGGATGATTGGTGGGAGCGATTCTTTTTAGTTAGAAAGGAGTGCTAATTATGGCAGTACCTGGAGTAAGTTCTCTAAAAATGGAATTAGGAATGGGTGCATGGTCTGCAAGTGATAAAGGCCCGGCAAATGCCTTTACCAAGATGGGCAGAATCAATGCTATCGGTGGTATTGAACTTTCTCAGGAGAATATCGATGCATCCGCAATTTCTGATGATGTATCTCAGTATGTTGCCGGTCGTGCCGACACAGGCGGTGAGTGGACAATCACGGTCAACGTAACAGATGAAACAATTACTGAGTGGGAGGCTATTGCCGGAACCACCAAATGGTTTGAGGTATACCATCCCAATCTTACAAAGGCATGGTTCGTAGCTGCACAGGTTCCGGGCAAGATTCCTGTACCTGAGATCGGACAGAACGAACTTCTGACGATGGAAATCAGCCTTACCGTACAGACACTGCATGGAACGGCTACCAAAGTCACACCGACCGATCCGACATAATAAGTTTTGTTGATCAGGGGGAGGGCCATCCTTCGGGGTGGCCCTTTCCCTTGTTTTTTTTAGTTTTTTACAGGGAAAGGAGCTACACATGAAAACATATATCGAATTAAACAAAAGGCGTTACGAAGCTGCGGAGTTCGACTTCAATACCGTGTGCGATCTGTATGAGATGGGTGTTGACCTTGACAAGCTTCAGAAAGCACCTGCCCCGGCAATTCGTGCTTACATCGCAATTTGCATGGGTGCAGATAAAGACATTGCAGGACGTGAGATTCAGGAGCATATCATTGGCGGTGGCACACTTGAAGAAGTTGGTGCAGTCATGGCACAGATGCTTGAGAAATCTGATTTTTTTCAGGCTCTCAACAAGAGCAAGGAAAAGACTACTCCAGCAAGGAAAGCAACGAAGAAAGAAAAGGAAGAGTAAAATTATATCCTTCCCTGCGTGAGTTCTATCGAAGCGAAGTTCTTCCTGAATGCTTAATGGCAGGAATGTCTGAGGAAAGATTCTGGAGATCAAATCCGAGAACCATTGAGCCGTATTTCATAGCCCGTGAAAAGCGGATCTTTGAAATTGACAGGCTTTCTCATGTGATGGGTGCTTATGTATATAATGCCGTGTCTGCAGCTATGACAGGATTAGGCAAACATCCGAAACCATACAGAGACAAGCCTTTCCTTGCTGAAGAAGAAGAACGTTTGCGGATTGAACGAATGTCAGAAGAAGAAAAGTTGCGAGAAGTGGAGAAGATCTTCGAACAGCTTGATCGTAACGTCAGATGATAAGGTGGTGATGGAATGGCAGATAATGTTATTGACACCCTATCGATAGAAATCAAATCAACAAGTTCGTCAGCCAACAGAGCCATAAACTCTTTGGTCAGCGGTCTTGAGAAACTCGACAATGCCTTGAATTCCTACTCAGGAGGAGCATCTGCCTTTGAAGGTGCATTAAATAATCTTGAGAAGGGATTTAATCGTCTAAACAGCATCATCAATTCTGTAGACGTTGGAAAGCTGACAAGCATCTCAGGTGCGATCAATTCGCTGTCCAACGCATCGTCAAAAGCAAACGGTGATAATCTTGTCGGTCTTGCTAATGGCATCAGGGATGTTGCAAGTGCGTCAACAGGTATCAGTAATGGTTCGAATCTTGATGGCTTTATAAAAACTGTGTCATCTTTTGGCTACAAAACTGTATCCAATGCGGCACAGAACATGCCACAGCTTTCCAAGGGGCTTCAGCAGTTAAGTGGGGTTACCATTCCGAACTTCGGAGACTTATCCGGCTTAAGCAATTTCATCAACACTATCAGTCAGCTTGGATTGAAGAAGGGAACGGGAGCTGCATTTAACATTCAGCCTCTTGTTGCCGGATTGCAACAGTTATACTCTGTGGCAGGTCAAGCACCGCCTGATGCTTCTGGCATACTGAACATTGCGAATGCGTTCTCCGTCATGGGAAGAGATACAACACTTCGTGCAGTTCAGAACATGCCACAGCTTGCCGATGCTTTCCGAAAACTGGTTTCTTCGTTAGCAAACGTGCCGAAAGTACGGTCCGATGTGATTGCTCTGGCAAATGCCATGGCAAAAATGTCTGCCAACGGTTCAAAGGTAGGCAGTTCTTCAAGAAGCCTGTCAAGTGCGTTAAGGCAACAGCAGGCATCCCAAGAGAACCTTGCCAAGTCTTTCCGTAATATTATTTCCAATACACAAAAGACAAGCAAGGCAATCACAGGATTTGTCAAGAATCTGCTCTTCTCACGGCAAGGTGCAGATCAAGCAGGCAGAAGTTATAGCACACTGGCTGCAAAAGTTGGTTTGCTATATGCCAAGTTTTGGATGCTTTTAAGAGCGGTCCGCATGGTCGGCAGACTGATGGAAGTCGCATCGTCACTTACCGAAGTTCAGAATGTAGTTGATGCTACTTTCGGTAATATGTCGAAGAAAATTGAGGATTTTTCCAAGAATGCGATTAAAGACTTCGGTATGTCCGAACTGTCTGCTAAAACATTTGCATCGCAATTCCAAGCGATGGGAACTGCGATGGGTATTACAGGATCACAGGTAGCTAATGCTCAAAAGATGCTGAATACCAAAAAGACCATGGAAGGTAATGTTTTGGGATATAATGCTGCTTCAAAGTCTATGGCTGACATGTCAGTGAATTTAACGAAGTTAACCGCTGATATGGCTTCGTTCTACAACGTGTCTCAAGAGACAGTTGCCAAGGCTTTGCAGAGTGGTGTAATGGCTGGACAAACCAGACCACTAAGACAATACGGTATTGATCTTTCCCAAGCGACATTACAAGAGTGGGCATTAAACCACGGAATACAGGCGAACTTTAAGACAATGACGCAGGCTCAAAAAGCCATGATAAGATATCAATATGTGATGAGTCAGAGTGCGAAAGCCCAAGGTAGTCGGGTGGTAGCGTGATCAATGCTTAGTTATCATCCTTGCCGTCTACGGTGAATCCAACAAGTAGACCGTAGATTATAACCGAAGGATTAAGCGGAGAACTGCTTTGCAAGCACAATCCGAGAGTGAAGGTCATCCGCAAAAAGATGGTCAACCGCAACGCATAGATGGTGATCCTTATGCTGAGATGCATAAGACCATAACCCATCCAAGAGACTTCGGCATCGGTTGGAATGTTCCGCAGAGGAACATGGTGAAAATATATGCTCGTCTATACTGTAATGGTATAGGGTATGGATAAAAAGCCATGCCATGAAGATTACGGACTTCGCTCGCACTTCCGGTAGAATAAAACGTGCCGCCTAACACAGTAATGTGTTATGGAAAAACCGGGCAATATCGGTGAATCCTAAGTTCAATGAATATGGCAACACCGAGATAACACAGGGAATTAAAGAGCCTTGTGCATCGTAGAGAGTAGGAACTGAAACTGTTTTAGCAGAATATAATGTTTCCCAAGAGTGTCCGGCATCCCAAGAGGATGATGATGTACTCCAACCTGGGGATGAAATAACATCCCATCATGCGAGGAAACTCCCAGAAATGTAGGATAAAAAGCCTGCATGGTAATATTGGACGTGGCATAATCAGATTGTTATCTTAAAACAGCAGTTACAACAGCTTGCGGCAGTCATTGGTTCAGGCTTAATACAAGCCATAAAACCATTCGTACAACAATTTAACGCAGCCCTGTCCGGGTTGATTGCATTTGCACAGAAAGTAGTCAACGCATTAGGCAAAATCTTTGGATGGGAGATGGAAGTCAACACCAAAGGACTTGCCATTGATGATGATGCTATCGAAGATGGTGCAGATGCTATGGGTAACCTTGGTGATGCAGCCGATAAAGCATCCAAATCCACCAAGGAACTGAACAAACAGCTACAGGGCTTTGATAAGCTGAATGTCCTGACCACAAAGAAAGATAATTCTTCATCCAAGAAAAAGGACGATGATTCGAAGTCTGGAACTGGAACGGCTGTCGTAGACACAGGAGATGCTACCGCAGCACTCAAGAAAACCAAGGGTGTATTTGAATCTGAGATTGACAACCTGTTTGATCTTGGAAGATACATCAGCAATGCTCTGTCAAAACAGATGGAGAAGATTAACTGGAATGCGGTTTACGAAAAGGCAAGGAGTTTTGGAGCAGGTCTTGCGAACTTCCTAAACGGATTGATCACGCCAAGGCTTTTCTATAACGTAGGAAGAACAATCTCAAGTTCAATCAGTACGGCTTTCCATTTCCTTGATTCGTTTGGTCAGACGTTTGATTGGAAAAACTTCGGAAAGTCTATCGGTGCCGGTATCAATGGATTTCTCGCAGGATTCGATTGGGTAACCATCAAGAGTGCTGCGAAGAATTGGGGATCTGGACTTGCCGATACAATCATGAGTGCAGTGGCAGAAACCGATTTCCATGGCATTGGCGAAGCACTGATGCATGCCCTTGATACGGCACTGACCTTTGCTTTCGAGCTTGGAAGTGGACTTGATTTCACGGAAATCGGTACAAGGCTTGCTGATGGTATCAATGGAGCAATCGAAAACTTCCCAGCAGAGAAATTTGCTAATACCATTGACGAATGGGTTCAAGGTCTTTGGGATATGATTGTTTCGTGCCTAAGTCAGATTCACTGGGATGACCTTGGCGAAAAGATCAAGGAATTTGTTGGCAACATTGATCCAAAGACATGGCGAATTCTGGTTGGTGGACTGATATTACTGAAGGCTGGTAGTTTTGCTATATCTCTTTCAGAGGAAATAATTAAGCAGGCCGGGTTAAACATTGCTACGTCATTGGCTGCAAAACTTCCTGGAATTTTAGGTGGTAACGCAGCTCTTCAGGGAGCTATCGGTACTGGCCTTGGAGACGCAGCAGCAGCTGCCACGGGTGGTGGAGCATTGGCTGCAGATGGTGCAGGAGCAGCAGCAGAGGGAGCAGGAGCAGCAACGGCACTTGAAGGGCTTGGTGCATCTGCAGGAGCAGCGGCAGCCCCAATAGGGGTGCTTGTGGCTTTGCTTGCATCTCTTGCTGTTGGCCTTGGATATGTTTATGCAACATCGGAAGAAGTCAGACAGGGTTTTTCGGATGCAGTAACTACAATTCAAGAATCCATGCAACCAGCTTTGCAGTTTATGACCGACACGGTTCTTCCAGACATCCAAAATGGATTCCAAGGATTGATGGATATATTATCGCCACTTGGGGATTTTCTTAACGATGTGTTTAAATCCATATGGATTGATATGATTAATCCCGGATTAGAGTATTTAGGCACAACAATTCTGCCCCTGTTGACGGATGTGTTTGAGGAATTGTGGAATCAGGTATTGGTTCCGTTAGGCAAATTCTTGGGTGATGTGTTCAGACCAATTATCAGCACATTGTCAAAAGTGCTTGGTACGTTGTGGAAGAATGTAGTAGTTCCTCTCGCTAAAGCGGTTGGCACAGTTCTTGGTGGTGCTTTTGAAATTATTGGCACTATATTCAAAAATGTTATCATACCAATTGTTAATGTAGTTATAAAAGTATTCAGCTTTTTGTGGAATAATGTGTTGGTTCCAGTAGGTAAGTTTGTTTCCACAGTTTTAGGGCCGGTATTTGAAACTGCATTTAAAGCGATTGGAGATGTAATAGGGAATATTACAGAAATATTTAGCGGTCTGATTGATTTTATTTCTGGAGTGTTTTCCGGGGATTGGAAAAAGGCATGGAATGGCATTAAGAAGGTATTTAAGGGAATATGGGATACACTTGCAACAATTGTTAAAACTCCCATCAATTTGATTATAGGATTGTTTGAAGGACTTGTTAATGGAATTATCGGTGCCTTTAATGCGATAAAACGTGCGTTGAATCATCTCCATTTCACAGTTCCTGATTGGGTTCCTGGCATTGGTGGCTCAGAATTCGGATTCAATTTTAGCATGACATCAAAAATGAAGATCCCACGCCTTGAAAAAGGTGGATTCCTTCCGTATGGATCATCGATGTTCATCGCAGGTGAACACGGAATACCTGAGTTGCTTGGTACTGTCAATGGCAAGAATGCCGTAGCAGGCGGTGCTGAAATCACAGGTATTCGTGATGAAATCCACGATTCCAGTAATCGTCAGCTTGCCAACGATAATCGGATTATTCAGTTGTTGACAATCATAGCAGAAAAGGAATTCGGCATCACACAAGATGCTATGTTCCGAGCAGTAAGAAACAGTGCTTCTGACTATACGATGCGTACAGGCAGAGGTGCTTTTGAATTTTAGGGATGGATGTAATGTCCATCCCTTTTTGATTAAGGGGGACGAATCATGGCTTTCAATGGTTCTTTAATTAAACTAAGCGGTGATAACTTCCCGTTGAAATATGTATACAAGGAATCATACAAGGTTACGCCAAACAGACGGCAAGACCTTGATCCTTATCGTGACGCAAACGGATTGCTTCACAGAAACACGCTTTCGCACACAGCTACCACGATTACTTTCCAGACCAAGCCGATGTGGAATGACGAATTTGATGCCATGATGAGCTTCATTCGGTCGCACTATACGAAGTCGCTTGAGAAAAAATTGCATATCACGTACTTCAGCCCGGATCTTAATGATTACAGGACGGGCGATTTTTATGTTCCTGATGTCGAGTACAACATGGATCTGGTTGATACGGTCAAGCGGAAAATCTTTTATCTGTCTACTACTCTTGAGTTCATTGAGTATTAGGGGGGTGGTTCTTTGATTGATATAACCGAACTTGTCCAAAGTGCGTTTCAAGGGCCATATCCTAAAGAGCTTACTCTTGAATTTCCAATAGGCAGAACGCTCACAAACGAAAACATTCTCACGGAATCCATGTCACTGGAGCAATCGGTATGCGATGAAAGCAATCTGACTTTCGGCATGGTGTATTCCACATGTTTTTCCGTGACGATCTTTGATGACGGATTGTCATATACAGGACTAAAGGTTAATCCAAAGATTACTGCGGTTTATGAATCGGCAGACACTGGTGCGATCAGTCGGTTTTATCGTGAACTTGGCTCCTATACGGTCAAATCCGATAATTTGACAGCCGACAAGATGTACCGTGAGCTGAAGTGCTATGACGCCTTGGCTGATGTTCTTTCGTTTGATTATTCAGAGTGGCATAACTCCCTTCGTGCATCTTCGTTTACGTTAAAGACGTATCGAGATGCATTTTTTAGTTATGTAGGTATTCAACAGGAAGAAGTATCACTGCCAAACGATTCGGTAACACTACAAAAGTTTACCGTAGATAAGTTAAGTGGATCGCAAATCATCGGCACGATTCTTCAGTTAACCGGCACTTTTGGATTCATTCGAATCAACAATGGGAAGTTCACCTACGTTCATCCGTCTACTACACCACAGACAACTATCGATGACAGTTCATACATCCAAGGATCTTTAAGCTACGAAGACGAACAGATGGTTGCGATATCGGGCGTTAAGGTTGTCGGATATTCCGACAGCTATACCGGTGATGATGGCGAAACAGAAGACAGGGGCATGGACAATGCTGTTGCCGGAACAAGTAACGGCAGTGTTTATGAGGTTCCTGACAATTTTCTGATTCACTTATCTGACCTGAGTACACGTTTGGAAATCGCAAGGGCGATATTTGCCAAGGTAAAAAACTACACCTATCATTCGGTTGATGTCGAACTTCCACCGTATATGGGATTAGAACCTGGGGATGTCGTGCAAATCGTTACTGACCGAAAGACGGTTACGTTTCCGATACTCCACAGATCATTAAGTGGCATTTCTGCTCTCAGGGATCACTTTGAAGCAAAGGGCGAAGGGCAGATTTCCAGTAATGCTGGATCGGTATCTGGCGGTGTCAGTTCAACTGCAATGGCGGTGAATCAGATCCGCTTAAGTGTTTCTGAGCTTCTGGCAAGAAAAGCATCGGTCGAGTCCCTGACCGCATCCAATGCAAGAATTACAACGCTTGAAGCATCAGATGTGACCATCAACAACGTGTTGAACGCACATAAGGCAAACATCGAAAGCCTTGAGGCAAACAAGGCCAATGTGACAGACCTTAGTGCTTCGAACGCAAGGATTGCCACACTTGAAACAGGATATGCAAGCGTCAGTCAGCTTGAAGCCAACTATGCAAACATCAAGACGATACTGTCAGGAAACATCGGAACAGGTGATTTGCAGACCATTCATCTGACATCTGCAAACTCCGTTGTGGATCAGGCGGTCATTCGAAACCTTGTATCACAGTACATATCGGTTTCCGATTTGCTTGCCGGGACAATCAGCACGAATAAGTTTACTGTTGCTTCGGACGATGGTGCTTTTAGCATTGACGGTGCTACTCAAACCATTAAGGACGGAAACGGGAATGTCCGTATCCAGATGGGACAGGATGCAAGCGGAAACTTCACTTTTGTTCTCTACGATGCAACGGGGCAAGGCGTCTTGCTCGATGCTACAGGCATTAAGGAATCTGCGATAGCTGATGGTTTGATCAAGGATGCCAAGGTGGCTTCTGATGCAGGAATCAAGGGTAGCAAGCTGGATATCGATTCAGTTGTTACCGAGATGAATAAGCCGGGTACAACGGTTATTAAATCCAACAAGATTTGGTTTGATGATTCAAGCCAGACGCTGACACAGGCTTTTTCAGCAGTGTCCACATCAGTTACCAATGCAACCACGCTTGCAGAAACGGCTAATGCCAATGCGGATGCAGCTATCCGAGCCATTGAAGGTATTTCTTCACTTGACAATGTTACTGCGGTATTAAGTAGCGATAGTCATGTAGTCCATACAAACTACGATGGAACGGGCGGTGTTTACACATACGCAAATACCCAAGTGTCTGCCTACAAAGGCGATGCTGACATTTCTTCACAGGTCAACATAACATATACGGCATCCACAGGACTGACAGGCACATGGACAGCATCGACAAGAACCTACCAAGTAACCTCTCTAACTACGGATAACGGATATGTGGATTTCACGGTTACATATACTCCGCAGAATGGCAACGCTGTCACTGTAACAAAGAGATTCTCTATTGCCAAAGCTCCTGACGGACGTGCAGGATCAGCCTACACACTGCAATCATCGGTGGACGTTGTACAGAAAAGATCTGGTGGAATCTTCCGACCGGAAACCGTGGTCTTTTCATCGTTGGAATCTATTGGATCAAGCACGTTGCCGTATACAGGCATTTATCAGATAGAGGAATCGGCAGATGCGTCTACATGGGTGCAGAAATACATCTCAGGGAGTGCTGAATCAACCGTAACTTACAGACCGACATCATCGGCTGAATACATACGATGCACGTTGTTTGATTCCTACAATGTCTATCTTGCATCCAAGACATTGACGGCTATTCCAGATGCTTCGGAACTTGCTGACGAAATCTCTGAAGCACAGGGAACGATCCAAAGCATATCTTCAAGGGTTGGTGTGGTTGAATCAGGCATCAATGGGTTAAGTGTTGATCTTGCTGACACCAAGGAAGAACTTCACGGTTTGGCAGACAACACTCTGCTTTATCAGGTGATCACAAATTACAACGCATCCGACATCGTAACTCTTGAAGCAAGGATTTACCAGAACGGATTAGACATCCACACGGATTATCCTGCACCATGGTTCTCTTGGCATAAAAAGACGGAAGATGAGCTGAAAACGATTGGCTCCGGCTATTCCATAACCATTGACAAAACGGACTTTGGTTATGGTGGAACAGTAGTTGGCATATTTGAAACCTTCGAAGAAGGACTTCTTGTTCTTCCTGATAATAAATACCTGGTTCTGCCCGATGGCAACAGGTTGAAACTTTACTACTAAGGTGGTGGAAATATGGCAGATATAAACGCTGTTGATCTTGCACAGGAAACAGCATTAACACTTGATGGTGCGGAACAATTTGTGATGTTTGACACATCGCAAGGCAAGAGATCCACTGTCGAGGAAGTAGGCAACTATATATTAAACAGGCAGAAAGCCATCGGTACAAAAACGGTCAGTGAACACTTTGATTCTGTTGATCAGGAAGTTTCAGAAATCAGAGCATCGGTCGGCACACCTCTTGTTGCCAATACGGCAATCGAGATGACAGACCGAACAAAGATCTACGTCTATACAGGATCGGAATCAGGATATTCCAATGGGCATTGGTATTACTGGAACGGTTCTTCTTGGGAAGATGGTGGAGTTTATCAGGCCACGGCAATACAAACCGACAAAACATTACTTCTGTCTGATCAACCTGCCGATGCAAAGACCGTAGGAGATATCCTTCGAAGTATAACAGCTACTGATACGACAGGCGAAGGGGACATCGTTCTTTCCTTCGGAATGTAAGGCGGTGATTGTTTTGGCTTATATCTATGAGAACAAAAATCCTTTTAATCACAGAGTTGGCGATTGCGTGATCAGGGCAATTGCCAAAGTCTTAAATATGTCTTGGGATGATGTGGCGATTGATCTTTCCATGATGATGGTCACAAAGAAAGACATCATAACATCGAACAGTTTATGGGGAGAATACCTTGCGCTGAATGGTTTCAGACGTGGTGTTCTCCCTAATACTTGTCCTGATTGTTTCACACTGAAGGATTTTTGCAGAGAGTTTCCACATGGAACGTATGTGGCCTGTACGGGATCTCACGTTATAGCGGTAATTGATGGCGATTATTTTGATGTCTTCGATAGTGGGGACGAGATAATCACTTATTTTTGGGAAAGGGTGGAATAGATGGCAATCAACTACGGACAGAATTACAACTATGGAAATACATTTCCGGGTAATCAGAATCCAATGGGATTTCAAAACCCGATGATTTACGGCAATCAACCGATGCAACAGGATGACAATTCCATCATGGCTGTTTTTGTACAGGGAGAAGCCGGAGCGACAAATTATCTTGTTCGAAGCGGAACTACGGTTATGCCGATTGATTTTCAAGCAGGTAAGTTTTGGCTGAAATCCAACACAGGTGGCATTCCGCAGAGGATGAGACACTTTGTATTTAAGGAAATCTTCCCGGAACAGGAACAACCATCTGGTCAGACTGGTGCAGATGGTGGTGTGTCGAGAGAAGAATTTGATTCTTTAACAAAGAATGTTTCGACTATTGCAAACAATCTGCAAAAACTTCTTGCGGATTTAGGAGGTGGATCAAATGAATAACTTCCTTCAGAGATTTGGCGGTATACAGAACTTTATGAATCAATTCAACCAGTTTCGCCAGAATTTCGGTAATCAGCAAAACCCACAGCAGATGGTTCAGCAACTTCTTGATTCCGGCAAAATGAGCCAACAGCAGTTCAATCAACTGAATCAAATGGCGAATCAGATTCTGAACATGAGAGGTGGTAAGCGATGATTATTGACGTAACGTCAACCAAGACATTTACGATCAATCTTGGAAGACAGGGCGAAAATGATATCACTGAAATTGTGTTCGACTACAGCGGTCTTGTGGAGGAATATGGCGAAGGAACTTTGTCCTGTATCGTCCAAAGGAAGAAAACGGATGATCCTTATCCAACTGTTCTGACAGCAGTAGACCACATGGCAACATGGAATGTATCGAGTGCTGACACAGCATACGCAGGCACAGGAAAGATTCAGCTTTCTTATGTTGTGGATGAACAGGTAAAAAAATCCATTATCTACAAAATCAAGGTCGAACCATCCATCCTTCCAACAAGTGAAGAACCACCAGAGCCAATCAAAAATTATCTTGACCAGATGGTGGAGATTGGCACACAGGTTCATGCCGATGCCGAATCGGTGAGCGGTTTGGCAAGTGAGATTACGGAAACGGCTACGTCAGCCGTCAACACTATCAACGCAAAGGAGGAACAGGTCTTGCAAGATCTTACATCCTTAATAACCTTCTCCGATGATGGGGACGGTAACATAACCATCACGATAGGAGGTGAAACAAATGGCAACTAAACCTTTAAAAACTTTAACCTTTGAAGGGCTTGACGATACCTATACAATTCCACAGATAGATTCCACCCTATCAGTAACAGGTGGTGCTGCCGATGCCAAAGTCACAGGAGACGCCATCAACAGCCTTGATGCCCGTGTTACAACCATTGAAAATGAGGAAGGGCTTCACAGATACGGTGTCACGGGGATCGGACAGTCGGCGGCAAGCCTTACAAGGATATGGGATTCTGTAGGAATGACCGCACAGGTTGGCACGGATGGAGACAACTCCAATGTAATCAATGACTTCGATGACGTAGCACCGTTTAACCGTAGAAAATGCGTGGGGCATTGGAAGAAAGAAGATAATAGGGCTGTCTTTGTAGTAGAGTCCTACTATGGTGACGAGGATTATACCGAGGATGGGACAAAGGGTGACTATGTTGCCGTGGAATGTCCAAAGGCTTACTACTATCTGAAAGACGGAAGGTTGGGCGTTTCTGCCCATCAATATGACGGATGGAAACCTTTTGATATATTCTGTCATAAACATAACCCCAATGAGGTGATGGACAAAGTATACATTCCTGCCTACGCTTTAGCTCAGAAGGATGGTCATGCCGTATCGTTGCCCAACCTTGATAACTTACAGGGAAATTACAAACAACTTCTTGACGCTTGTCGGACTTATAACGGAGATGCATCAGACCTCGCAGTAATGTATCCTGCGGCAGTAAATTTCTATGAATGGGCATTGTTTACCGTGGAATTCGCAACACAGAACTGTCAAAGCGTCATGTATGGCTGTGGTATATTGAGACATTCCAATGATGACAGTGCAACTCTCAGATCGGACGGCAAATGGTTGTTGAATAACTATTATGCGTCAAGGGTGGTTGGTGAATATGTATCCATTCAAGACGCAACCATAGATCAGAACGATGTTTCCTACTATGCATCGCACAAAATCACGGCAATCGTTCAATGTGATGCGGAAGGAAACGAATCTTCAAGTGGTGCATATCAGCTTGTAACAACGGAATATTTGGGATCTGAAAGAGCTTATGAAGTAGGAACAGCATACAGGTTCGTTGCAAGACCATACAGGACAGGAGCTTGTAATGGAGTATCAACCCCATCAGGCTCGCCTGTAAGCAATACTAATGGCTATTATCCATGCAAATACAGATGGCGTGAAAACCCATATGGCAATCAATTCAAAACATCCGTAGATCTGTTTAACATGAGAACAGGTACGGGTGGTAGCGACTATTATTGTGAGTGGTATTATCTTGACGATCCGTCAACATATACACCAAGCACAACATCCAAGCCTGACGCAACAGACCTTGCATCGGATGCGTTTAGATTGTTAGATTGTCAGACCGATCATGACAATTATGTTAATGGCTATATTAAGGTGTTGGAGTATTCAGATGAGTATCCGAATATTAGAGTACCAAACGGAACAACAGGAGGGTCAGCCAGTACATATTATTGCGATTATGCCTCCCTCGTTGATTCCTACGTAGTTCGTGCTGTTCGTTTTGGTGGTATTTGGGCCTATGGTGCGAACGATGGCTTTTCGTCCTTCTATGCGCATTACGCTCCCTCGTACGGCACTGCGAAGGCCGGGTCTGACCTTTGCTTCATCCAATAGGGGGTGAATTGCGAAGCAAGAGGGGATCTCCCCTTTAAATAAAATCCACAATGACTTATAAAAGGGATCGAGGATGCACTGCCTCCCTCGTTTATTCCTCCGTAGTTCGTGCTGTTCGTTTTGGTGGTAATTGGAACAATGGTGCGAACGATGGCTTTTCGAACTTCAATGCGAATAACGCTCCCTCGAACGGCAATGCGAATTACGGGTCTGACCTTTAATCCTAACCATCGCATACAATCACCAATAAAACCGTGATGTATTTATATAAAACTATGACCATTGAAAAAATGGGCATCCTCTTTTCCTTGGTTCGGAAGAACTGAAATAAATCCGATTGGACTGGCTTAGTAGGAAAACCGAAAAGACAGAGGATAAGCAAAGAATGAAACGCATTAAAGATATATGGAAAAACGTAGTTGATGAAAACAACGCTTATATTGCATTGGTTGAAGGAACAAAAAGAAAGCGTTCCAAAAGAAGCGTTAAAAAACTTCTTTATTGTGACGAAGAAGTAGCAAAAGACAGGACAAAATGGCACAGGATAGACCCTGTTAAAGGGAGAAGATACGCCAAAAACATTGTGGCTAAACTCCAGAACGGAACATGGGTTCACGCCAAGCCGAGATATGAACACCGCTATTGCAAAAACAGAGCATCCAGCGGAGGTAAATGGCGAGACTTGTATGTCCCGACACTGGAAGACCACGTAATTCACCACATGGTTATGAGTGCAAGCATGAAAGCATTCACAAAAGGGATGCACCCACATTGTTGCGGTTCTGTTCCAAACAGAGGAATCAGACATATTGCAAAAACAGTATCACATTGGATGCAGGACGATCTTCAGTGTCGATATTTTGTGAAGCTGGACATCAAGAAATTTTTTGACAGCATTGACGCTGATATCTTGAAGACAAAACTTCGACAAAAAATCAAGGATAAAAACGTGCTTCAAATTCACGATGCTATCATTGATTCTGCTCCTGTTGCCTGCCCTGTTGGCTATTACCCGTCACCATGGTATGCGAATCTGTACCTTGAAGATCTGGACTGGCATGTTGAACAACATTTATACAAAGAACGGAGAGGAAAAAGAATCAAATTTGTTCGCCACTTTCTCAGGTATGTTGACGATATTTTGCTGATCGGAACATCTAAAGCAGACCTGTACAAGGCTATCGCAAGCATCAAAAAATATCTTATGGACAACTATTCTCTTGAAATCAAAAATTCATGGGAGATTAAAAAAATTGGAAAACATGAGATGGTTGATGGAGAATGGAGATTAAAAAAAGATACTTACTGGTGTGATATAGGTGGTTATAAATTCTGCAAAGACGCAACTATCATGAGGGATGGGATCTATCTTTCGACCAAGAGACTTGCGAAGAAAATGGGAAAACAGGAATATTATACTTTGCATCAATGTCAGTCCATCAACGCCAAAGTCGCATGGGCAGAGCAATGCAATTCCAAAAATTTTATTCAAAAGGACGTTCTTCCATATGTCAACCTTAAGCAAACGAAAGGAGTTATAAGCCGTGTGGACGCTAACAAGCAACGGTGAGCCGATCCAGCCACCGAAAAAAGAAGTGTCAGGTAACTATGTAATAATTCGCAAGGATTTTAAGTTGATTCCTGTCACGGAAGAATTTCCAGAACACTATGAGTATCTGGAGTGGCAGATGACCAAGGAACAATACGATGTCTATAAGGATTTTGAAGAAAAGCTAAACGAGCAGGATGACGCTCTTATTGAGTTAGCTTCACTCATCAGCGAGGTGATATAAATGGCTAAAATCTATGTGCGAAAGATTAAAGCAGGACAGATGAGTATTGATGATGTCCCTGATAGGTGGAGAGAGGAAGTCGCAAGATTGTTAGAGGAGACAGAGTAGAATTAAAAATCTAATATTCGTTTACAAGGAATCGGGTTAATTCCCGGTTCCTTTTTTATTGTTTGTAATGTTTTGGCCAAACATTCAATAAAGTTTCTTTTAAATCTTTTCTTATACAGAAAGGAGTGATGTCGTATGGCATTAACAGACACTGGTAATGGCGGTCTTTCCGCAGCAGACGTAGCAGCAGTCGTAGGTAACAATGGTGGTTTTGGTTTCGGAGGCAACAATGGTGACCTTGGTTGGATTCTGATCCTTTTCCTGTTTGGTATCTTCAACGGAGGATGGGGAAACGGAGGATATGGTGGATATGCCAATGTCGGAAGTGAAATCTATCCGTGGATGAACCAGTCCCAGCAGGTTAATGACGGATTCCGTGACCAGATGATTAACGGCAACATCCAAGGTATTCAGCAGTCTGTAACAAGCGGATTCGGTGATGTGGCTCTTGGTATTGCCGGGATCAACCAGAACATCTGTCAGGCAAGCAACGCTAATCAGGTAGCCATGCTTCAGGGATTCAACGGTATGCAGGCACAGGTTGCTCAGTATGGTGCTAATGCCCAGTTGGCTTCTTGTCAGACACAGAATACCATTCAGAACGAGGGCAACATGACACGGTTCGCATATGCGAATAATACCCGTGACATCATTGAAGCGAATAGAAACGGTCAGCAGATGATCATGGATAAGCTGTGTCAGTTAGAACTTGATGGTGTTAAGAATCAGCTTGCACAGGCACAGAGAGAAAATACTGCTCTTCAGAATCAGGTAAACATTGCCATGTTTGAAAAATCTCAGGCTGACCAGAACGCACTGTTTGCTCAGGGAATGAACAATGAAGTAGACGCTTTATACAACAGACTCAAGAATTGCCCCGTAGGTACTACTCCTGTATATGGCAATACTCCTATCTTTACTTGCAATGGCAATAATGGTGGATGCGGATGTGGCAATAACAACTTTATCAACTAAGGAGGTGTGATTATGCCGAGATATCTCACTTCAGCCGACCAGAATGTCACCTTGAATGGTACGTTTCCATTCGATGTTGTGTCTATCCCTTGCAATAACGGAAATGTTATTCCGCTTACAACGGGGGTTCTTTCTTTGCGTGGTCGCACTTCCAATAAGTTTGCCAGATATTTGGTCACTGTTCAGGGAAACGTGGCAATTCCGACAGGTGGTGCTGTTGCTCCGTTGGCGGTCGGCATCACCATTAACGGAATCGTAATCCCTGAGAGCGTTGCTATTGTAACTCCAGCTGCGGTTGGTGATTATTGGCACGTCAATACATCTATACCAATCACAGTTCCGTCTGGGTGTTGCGTATCGGTATCAGCAGCCTATGTGGATGCAACAGAGGATGATGCTTCAACAACACCTACGCCATCTATTATGGTCAGACGCAGGGCATCGTTAGACGTAGAAAGGATAGCTTAGAGGAGGTGAATGTCATGAATAAAACTTTAGAAAATCTGAAGGAGACTCTTGAAGATGAGATTAAAGCCATCATTAAGAAGGGTGACATGACACCTTCCGAATTAGAGTCTGTACAGAAAGCCGTATGTACCATCGAGATGATTGATAAGATGGAACGTGGTGGTCAGAGCGAAGTAATGATGATGGACGGCTACTCAAATCGCCATATGTCTTATCGTCACATGCCGTCTTACGGCAGTTATAATGACCGTTCTTATGGTGACGAGTATGGCGATCACAGCGGTCGCAGATATTATCATGATTCCTACGGTTACGATGAATCGTATCATGGTGACAGCTATCGCAGAGGTAGATCTCCCGTGACCGGAAGATATATCAGCCGTGGTGAAGATCATATGAGTTATCGTGATGGTTATAGCGGTCACTCCATTAAGGATCGGATGGTTGCAAGACTTGAAGATATGATGGATGAAGCTAAAACTGATCATGAGCGTCAAACTGTCTCCGAATGGATTAACAGATTGCGGAGCAACTAATCAATGATTATGCGGTGGGTGTTTCGGCATCCACCGCTTTTTTTCAAGGCAGGTGAATAAATCATGCGTTTTGAGCAAGAAGTTAATATTTTTAATCCATCTGCATTGAACAGAAAGTTCTCTGCAATCCAAACAGATTTCGATGTAACTCTTGGCAAAATTTCTGCCATCATTTCTGATTCTGATATTGAACAATACCAGGATGGTCACACCACGATGAACAGCAGGCTGTCGGCTACCATTCAAGACCTTGACGGATTTCATGATCAGGTCAGCGAAATGAAGACCGATTATGATGGTCAGTTTGAATCCGTGGACAGCCGATTGACTACATTTGATGAAACCCTTGAAGGAATCACAGCAAGCGTTTCTACGGTTTCACAATCAGCTATTAAGTCTGATCAAATACATTATCTTGCCACATCTGCAAGTTCTGGAGTAACCACAGAAACGGCAGGATGGACTACTACACCACAGCGGATTACGAGTACAAACAGATATCTTTGGACGTACCATACATATACCAAAGGTGATAACACTACCGTGAATACTACTCCTGTGATAACCGGTGTGTGGGGAGATCAGGGTCTTCGTGGTGATACAGGTGTCAGTATTGCAGGTGTAACGAATTACTACTTGGCATCACCTTTATCAAGTGGTGTAACAATAGATACAAGCGGATGGACTACAGGCATTCAAACCATGACTTCCACAAACCAATACTTGTGGAATTACGAAATTGTTTATGGTAGTGACGATACGATTATCAGCACATCCGATCCTGTAATCATCGGCAGATATGGTCAGAATGGTGCAAATGGCATTAACGGTGCAGATGGCAGGGGAATCAGTTCAATCACAGAACATTATGCAGTGTCATCAAGTAATACCACTGCACCAAACAGTTGGTCTGACACCATGGTGAACACCACCACAACCAACCGTTATCTGTGGAACTATGAAACCATTCTGTACACTGACGGAAATACCGAAGACAGCACCAAACGTGTTATCGGAACACATGGCGAAAAAGGTGATGCGGCAACCACCTATGAGATCAGGACTTCGGTTGATGCCATTATTCGTAGTCAGGCAGGTGCTCCATCTCCGGCATTTGTTACCTTTACATGCTATAAGCGTGTCGGTGCAGGATCTGCAACTACTCAGTCCTGTTACTGGTCGATTGAAGAATATGTCAACGGGTCTTGGACAACGATAGAATCTGGCGGTTCTTCTGCATCATCTAAGACAAGATACGTTGGTACGGGTGCTACATTGGTACGTGCCACGGCATATCTTGAAAGTACGATGTCAAGTGCATCGCTTATTGATCAGCAGGATGTTCCGATCATATCCAATGGTGCAGACGGCTATACCGTGGTTTTGTCGAATGAGTCCCATACGTTTGCCGGTAATGTTTCTTCGGCAGTTTCCGGCAGTACGTTCAGCAACGTCATTGCTTATAAAGGATCGACAAGGGTAGCAGCTACGATTGGCACGATCACAGGTCAGCCGACAGGCATGACTACATCAATTAGCTATAACGGCACTACCAGTGCAAGGTTTAATGTTGAAGTTTCGACATCCATGACTACGAAGTCAGGAACACTGTCGATCCCGGTGACGGTTGATGGAAACACGTTTGCTTTGACATTTAGCTATGCGGTGGCATTTAAGGGCGAAACAGGATCAAACGGTGTAAATACGGCTACGGTATATCTGTACAGGCTTCTGACAACGACCATTACTCCGCATGCTCCTGTTAACCAGACTACCTATACGTTCTCTACGAAGACGTTAAGCGGCAATCCGGGCGGCTCATGGGTAACTACACCGCCATCAGGAACAGGCACGCTTTGGATGGCTGTGGCTACGGCAAGTTCCAATACAGATACAGATACCATTGAAGCGTCAGAATGGACGGTGGCGAAACTCGCCCGTGACGGATCAAGCGGAGCGAATGGTGTTGACGGCTATAACAAAGCTACAATTACCCTGTATCGCAGATATGCTTCGACACCGAGCAAGCCTACCATACAGACCGTGTATACTTTTTCGACAGGCACACTGGATACAATTCCTTCGGGATGGTCAACATCTATTCCTGCTGTTGACGCTAATCATAATCCTTGCTATGCGACTTCGGTTTCTGCTGTAAGCCGTGATGATACATATACGATTGCGTCATCTGCTTGGACAACACCTGTGAAGATCGTGGAAGATGGTGAAGATGGAATCGGTATTACGGCAACAACTCCGCTTCGGTATGTTTCGTCTTCAACAACCGCACCTGCCAAGCCTACGGCAAATGTGAAGGTTACGGAAGATCGTGCGATTACAGGCGTGTGGACAAAAGCGCTTCCTGCTCTGACAAACACTTATAAGTATATCTACACCTGCGACATGATTGAGTGGGATGACGGCACCACAATTACCTTTACGGATGTCGTGCTGAACAATGCCCTGTCCGACTTGGTAACAAGGGTAGCTGCGGCTGAGTTAAAGATACAAGATGATCAAATCGTGGCTACGGTTCGAAAATCTGAAAGTTATAAATCAGACTTGGCTTCAAAAAATACCAACTACACAGGTGATTATATTCCGACAAACAGCAATTCTCCTGCAAGCGGATGGTCTGATGACGATACGAAGAGTAGTCACGTCAATGATATTTTCATGACCAATTCCGGCAAATCATATCAGTATGTTCAAGGCAGAAACGGATGCTGGATCAAGTTCAACGAAAAGTCGGAGCTGTCTTCTTATGTCGGCAACTTTGTTCGTATTTACTATCAGATTGATGGCGAAACCTACGCATTGCCACTCATGCGGAGGATAGAACTGTCTGGTGCTATTGTCTTTGTTCCGTCTAACATTTTCTGGGTGCAACTGGGTGCAGGCAGTAACAGTAGTAACAAGTGGGGCTTTGAAATTAATTCTGTCGGTTGGGGATATGGTGCAATTCCTAAAAATGCAATATTGACGACCTTGCCATCTATTACGCCAACAGAAGTAAGCGGAGCTAACTATCCTAAAACTGAACATCCTTATGCGTCTAATGTTTCTCTTTTGTGGAAATACACATCTTCCAACAGTGCGGATTCTGCCACAACCTATGGTTGGGCTGACAGAAACACAAGAATCGATGACATTGAAGAAAGAATGTCTTCTGCTGAGTTGAAGATTACGGATAGTGCTATTGTTTCCACGGTTACATCTTCTAAGTTTGGTAAGGTTATGACTTCTGCTATTAAGCAGACGGCTGACGGAATTCACTTGGATGCTAAGTATGTTTCGTGGGATGCTGATTATTCCAGTATGACAAAGAACGGGATACTCTCTTGCAAAAATGCAAACATTCATGGTGTTGTTCAAACAATAGATGTAGACAATTTTGAGAAGACAAGCCTGTCAGGTGGAGAATTAAACTTTTACAGACACCTAAACGGGGAAGATACCGCTACGGGATATATTAGAGCTTATAGCGGAGATACCGGAACGGGACTTGCCGATTCGTTTGGCATAGCCATGATTAGCACAGCAAACACAGACACATTGAGATTTGGGTTTCAAAACGGAACTGGTGAAAGTATTCGCTTAAGGTTATATAGGAACGCAAATCCTCTTAACGGATATATGATCGAACTGATGGGTTCTACATATGTGTCTTCTGGTATGGATGTAAATGGAACTCTTAAAACCTATAACATAAGGCATGGTAAAAGTGGCATTATTCAAATGACATTAGCTGCGAATTCTATCACTTATAAAGGGCCAATTACATTTACTGCTACAACTAATAAGCCACTTGTTTTTGTCACTGTAAACACTGGTGATTCATATAAAAGAGGGCTAACTCCAATTGTTTATAGTGTGAATCGAACAGGCTTTTATGTGGCTGTTAATAATCCAACCTCAGAAGCTATTGACGTTTCGGTTTATTATTTTGTGTTGGAACATATTTATTCGGACTAATAATAAATAAATTACAGGGAAAGGAGCAAACCAATGAACAAACCAATCACCATCGCACGTCAGGAATTCACACAGGCAATTGTAGACGCAGTGAATGGTGCGGAACTGCCGATGTTTGTAGTATCGGACATCTTAAAATCCGCACTTGTGGAAGTCGATAAACTGGCACAGGCTCAGTACGAAGCTGATGTCAAGGCATGGGAAGAAGGTCAGGAGAAGAAAGATGAAAATCACGAAGACTAAATCTGCACCATATCCGAGGAAGGTTACTTTCAACAATGGCAGAGTTTCGCCTGTTCCCAATCAGAAAAAGTTTAAGTCGGATTTTATTAAACACCATGGTTGCTCAATGGCAGCCTTTTATATTGCTCTGCGTTTTTGTGGAGTCAAGATGAAGATGAATCCGCTTCTGAAGTGGAGCAGGTCACATCTGAAGAAGTATATGAAATCCAAATTGACCATCAAAGGTGTTGCCAGAGGGCTTAACAAGCAGAGTGGTCGCAAGGTGGCTACCTACTACAAGAAGCCAACACTGAAACGTGTGAACGATGCTCTGGATCACGGTCACCTTGTTCTTATGGAACAGGGTGGTCCGATTCATACACTTGTTCTGTATAGAGCTAACGGCAAGACCTATAAGTTGGATCACGGCAACGTATCCAAGGTGTCCACTAAATCTGTAGTCAAAAAAGCAACTACCAACTCCACATATCGTGGCTTAGTAATTGTGAAAGGGTGATTTTGTTATGAACGAGAAGCAGAAGTATTTTTGGAAATGTGCCGGTGTGAGGGCGATCAAAACAATCTGTCAGACAGCCATAGCTACCATAGGGACGGCATCTGTACTTGGTGCTGTTGATTGGAAGATGGTTCTTTCTGCATCCGTACTGGCAGGAATCCTGTCCTTACTGACAAGCATCGCAGGAATCCCCGAAGTAGATCAGAAGGAATACATGGATGATGCCAAAGAAGCCGTCTACTATGAAGACGATGACGAGCCGGAGGATGATGAGGATGAAGATATCACAGAAGGGCATTGACCTGATTAAGGAGTATGAGGGATGCTCATTGACGAGCTATCAGGATGCGGTCGGAGTGTGGACAATCTCTTACGGCATTACGTCTGCCGACAAATCAGTAACCGGAACCACCATTAAGAAGGGGATGAAAATCTCCCAAGCTACGGCAGACAAGTGGCTTGTGGAATGCCTTGATAAGATCTATGCTCCCAAGGTTATGAAGTACAATGATATTTATCATTGGAATCAGAACCAGTTCGATGCCCTGATGTCATTCTGCTACAACATCGGCTCCATCGACCAACTGACCGATAACGGGACAAGATCCATCAAGACCATAGCTGAAAAAATTCTGGCCTACAACAAGGCAGGCGGTAAGGTTCTCAAAGGTCTTGTCAGACGCAGAGAAGCGGAACACAAGCTATTTTGTAAACCTACAAAGAATCCGTATCCGGGTAAGTTTCCTGCCTTGCCGAAGCGTGGCTACTTCAAGTATGGCGATGGGATCTACAGCAACATGAGTTATCAGACCGATATCAAGCGTGTTCAGAAGATAGTCAACTGGGTCATGGATTTTAACCTGTCAACTGACGGAAAGTACGGTGAGAAAACTGACAAAGCCGTCACCAAAATGCAACAGCGATTCGGACTTTCTGTGAACGGGTGCTTTGGCAACAAGTGTTTGAAGGTTGCCAAAGACTACAGGAAGTAGCTTTACATTATCAAGCAAACATAAAGCATCAACCGATTTTGGCTTTTAATGGCTTTTAGGTATATTTCCTCATATGAATCATTAGAAGCCAAAATCACTCCTTTCTAAGATATTAAAGTGTGATTATGTATTCTGCCCCTCTTCGGAGGGGCTTTTTTTTTATTTTATCCAATTCTCGGAAGAATACCCCCACTTCTAAGCGAAGCGAAAGTGGGGGATGAATGCCGATTGCTTTTACTGAAACTATTGACGTTCAGTAAAATATATGCTATAATAGATACATAGGAAATGTCCTAAATCTAAAAGGAAGGAGAAAGACTATGTATCTAACGGTAAAGCAACAAGCGAAACATCTATCAAAGGAAGAATACAGCATTTTGAGAGAATTGTGCCATACAGCAAAAAATCTTGCCAATGAAGCAATCTACAATGTCCGTCAGTATTACTTCACAGAGAGAGAATATCTAAAATACGAAAAGAATTACGCATTGCTGAAAGACAGTCCCAATTACAAAATGCTCAACTCCAATATGGCACAGCAGATTCTGAAAGAAGTGGACGGCTCATTCAAAAGCTTTTTCGGGCTGCTGAAACTGGCAAAAAAAGGCAAATATTCTTTCAGAGACTGTAAATTACCGCATTATCTGCCAAAAGACGGATTCACAACACTCGTGATAGGATTTGTCAGGCTTAGCGGAAACAAGCTGATTTTGCCGTATTCCAATACATTCAAGAAAACACATAAGCCTGTTGAAATCAAAATGCCGCCGATACTTGCTGGAAAGCATATCAAGGAAATCAGAATCATTCCGAAATCAGGAGCAAGGTTCTTTGAAATTCAGTATACTTACGAAGTTGAATGTGTTCAGAGAAATCTTAATAAAAACAATGCACTTGCTCTGGATTTGGGTGTGAATAATCTTGTGACTGCTGTATCAAATCAGGGCAGAAGCTTCATTATTGACGGCAGGAAGCTAAAAGCTGTCAATCAATGGTTCAACAAGGAAAATGCACGGCTGCAAGGTATCAAAGACAGACAGGGTGATAAAAGAAGAACAACAAACCGTCAGAAAATCTTAGCTGATAAAAGGAACAGACAAGTCAATGATTATATGAGCAAAACTGCAAGAAAAATCATTGATTATTGTATTGCTCATGATATTGGAACGCTTGTAATCGGATATAATGAAACATTTCAGCGTAATTCTGACATGAACAAGCGTAATAATCAGAATTTTGTCAATATTTCGTATGGGAAACTGCGTTCCAAACTGGAATATCTTTGTGAACTGAATAGCATTGTTTTTGTAAAGCAGGAAGAAAGCTATACTTCAAAAGCATCATTCTGGGATAATGATACAATTCCTGTCTATAACGCAGATAATCCGAAGTCTTACAGTTTCAGCGGAAAAAGAGTGCAGAGAGGACTATACAGAACTGCTGACGGAAGATTACTCAATGCGGATGTCAACGGTGCATTAAATATTTTGAGAAAAAGTAGCGTTGTGGACTTAACAGTCCTATACAGTAGTGGCGAAGTGGACACGCCTGTAAGAATAAGGGTTGCCTGAAAAGGTGGAAACTTAAATACCAATCTTCTTACGAAGCCCCCACCTCTACAGGTGGGGGAGAGTTCACCGTTACAAAGCATCAATAAGATCACGCACCAATTCCGGCTTGGTCTGTCCCCTTGCTTCTGAATAGTCTTCTAACTTCCTGTACTGGGAATCTGTGACCCTGACCCTCAAATCATGCGTCAGCCTGTCCTGCGTGGGTCTGCCACCGACAGAAACCAACCGCCAACCGTCAGAATCCTTTACCGCTAAAGTCTTGCCCTTACTGGTAGTAATGTTATTGTGATTGCCTACCTTCAAGGTCTTGTCTTTATGCTCCGGATACAATGCCAGGAACTCATTGATTAAATCATTTTTCAGACAATCACCGCCCTTCTATCTGCTATTAAGTTTTGAGTGACAAAACTATAATATCATGTATTCCCTTAACAATCAAGGAAAGAATTATTGCAATATTTCCCATTATTTGTTATAATTAACATAGTTAATCATTTGATCACAGAATCTATCGTTAATCTGCTGAGACTGATTTACCCCTTATCCTGCTAATTGTGATTCTGATTGCATCAAAGGAAGCCTTATCCCAAAAATCCGTTATACCGTTGCTATGTACATTAGGGCAGTTCTCTTTATGGGAATTGTCCTTTTGTATATTCTGTACACTTTTGGCAGCGGAATACTCTGCGATCCATGCCGGATCAGCTGATTCTGTTTGTGAAAACTGCATAAAGGCTTTTTGTTTCTTGTCGGATATCGAACGGCTTACCTGACAATCAAAAGCACCCCCTAAACAGTGTGTACTGGGTCTTTTCTGCGACCGTAACAAAGAAAATACTCCGACAAAACGAATCAAATCATCGAATCATCGGAGCAAATAGCATCTGTATTATGCTTGCTGTTCTTTCACAATAGAAATATATTTCTTTAATGTATTGCGACTAATGTTATGCTTTCGCATCAGGTCAACCTGTTTGATACTGCGATCACTAAGGAACTTCTTAATATCTTCCCTTAGTTCGTCATTCATCTTGTCAAGCTGTCCGAACTTGCGTCCTGACTTCTTGTTACTGGCAGCTATGCCGTCATTGATTCTCTTAACCGTAATCTCACGCTCACGCTCTACCCTGTCCAGTTCGACCAATATCAGAAGATCAATAGTATCTCTCAGGCTTTTCTTTGCGATCCTGTTAGATTGATTCTCTGCAATATCCATCATGTTCTTGATATACTCTGTAGAAATAACAGGATTATCAGTGAACTCTCCCCCACCTCTACAGGTGGGGGAGAGTTCACTATACAGACTTCAAAAAAATTCAATGCCGAATACAATATTTTTGAATTTACTATTGACAATTCAATATGATTGAATTATACTATCATTAGAAATTGAGGAAAGGAGTGAATGAGATGCCAAGAATTTCATTAGAATCTGCGAGGGTAAACGCAAAACTCACCCAGAAAAAACTGGCTGAAATACTGGGTGTAACACAGCAGACGGTCAATAATTGGGAGAATGGAAGAAGCGAACCTACTCTTTCTCAGCTGAGGAAAATCAGTGAGCTTTCTGGTATCCCGATGGATTTTATTTTTGTGCCTGAGAAATCCAATTAAATTGAATTAACAACTCAATACGGTGTCCTCAGTTGGGCGGTCAGGCAACCAATTGTCATTTGCTTGCAAAATGCCTCTTGCTATAAGTCCAGTTGAGATAGTGATCCTCCTCAAAAATCACTGAAAATAATCGGTTTAACTGCCAGTCACACTGACCGTCCTGCCGAGGGCATCGTAAACAACTGAATAATCCGGTGCATCTGCACAGCCGGACGGGGCATTAAAGGTAACGGTAACTTTCCCATTTGTCCAACCGTGTTGTATGTGGTTCTAAAGTCCTCGCCCGGTTCTGTGGGTGCATCGGTAGCAAAGGAGAGAAAATGTTTAAGTACGGCATGAGATTGAGGGGCTTCTCCCCCGGTTGTCAGCCTATGGATGGCTTTGACCACAGGGAAGACGATCCGAGTGGATGGTATCATGACATCCTTGTATACAACAGGGAGCTGTCGCAGAAGGAAATTAAAGACTTTGAATTAGACTTCATCGAGGAGGTGAAATCGTGAAATTCAAAATTGCATCCGGCATTCATCCGGGTCAGGAAGTATGGTCGGGCATTCCGGGCATATACCTGACAGCTCCCGAAGAGAGCGGAACCTACACACTGTTTGAAACTGCTTATGAGGATGAGAACGGTAATCCCGTTCACGATGACTTCGTATTCGAGAAGGAGGTTTTATGAATGAAAGGATTATGGGCAGAACGGATCGCAAAAACCGTTTCGGGGATATCCGGGTTAGGACTGACATGGATTCTATTAAGCTGGGTAGACGTGATCTGTCACAATGCCAGCGACTTTTCCTACGCATCATGGAATCTATTCACGCTACTGTTGAAATAAAAAAAGAGCATCACTGATCCCGGTAAAGATAGAGTGATGCCCTGCCACGGCTGTGGCTCAAACTGCATCATAGCAGAGAAAGGGAAAGGTGTCAACCGATGAAAATAAAAAGAATAAACGCTGAGAACTTCCGTGGTGTAAGGAATGCAACATATGAGCTTTCGGATAAAACCCTGATTAAGGGCATGAACGGAAGTGGAAAGTCCACGATTCCATCCATGATCTACTGGACGTTCGTGGATCGTGACGTGTCCCTGACGGCTAATCCGCAGGTCAGAACCATCGGTGCTATCGATGAGCAACAGACGGTGGTCACGATTGATTGTGACTTTGACGGAAAACCTGTGCAGATTCAGAAGTCTCAGAAACTGAAGAGATCCAAAGCCGGGACCGTGGCTTTGACCAATTCGTACATGATCAACAGTGTGCCGAAGTCTGAGAAAGACTTTAAGGCATATCTGACTGAGTTAGGAGTTGATTTTGATAAATTCCTTCCATGTTCGCATCCGAGCGTGATGTTGGCAGGTATTAACAACAAGAAAGAGAGAACGGCTCTTCGGAACTTGCTGTTTGAGATGGCATCGGATATTACGGATGTGGAAGTTGCTAAACAGTGTGGCGAAGAACTTAAAGAGTTGTCTGTATTGCTTCAGCAGTACGAAGCTGCGGAGATTGAAGCGATGCAGAACGCTACTCTGCGGAAGATCCGTGAAAACTACGGCAAAGAGGGTGAAATCCTCAGAGCCAAAATTGAGGGAATGGAAAAAGCCAAGGAACATATCGATTTGGCTTTCCATAAAGAAAAGGCAGATGAACTGTCTGCCGACATCGACAAGGTTAAAGGGCAGATCGAGTTACGGCAGAAGGAAATCGAAAAAGCAAAGGATGCCCAGAAGAAGGTTCTGGAACTTTCCTTCAAACTGACCGAAATCGAAAACAGAGCCAATTCCGACAGGGCAAAGGCAAAGAGTGATGCGGAAGATGAGTTGTTCAAGTTGGAAACTCAGAAAGCATCACTGGAAGATAGCATCAGGTCTTCCGAAAGACAGTGTGCGGCTGTTCGGAAAAACATTGAAGATGCTCAAAACAGCATCAGCAATCTTATGACTAAACGCCAGAAATGCATCGAGTACAGATTCGATGCATCCAAGGCAGTATGCCCGACATGCGGGCAGGTTCTTCCACAGGACAAGCTGACCGAACTGAAAGCCGAAAATGAGCGGAAAGCACAGGAGATGGCTCAGAAGTACGATGAGTCCATCAAAGCCGGAGAAAAGGCCATCAGGGAAAGTGAGACACTGATTGCTGAAAACAAGAAGTTAGTGTCTGATTCCGTGGCAGAAGTTGCACGGCTTGACAACAAAATCAAAGAAGCCAAGAAGGTGGTCGAGGATGCCGTGAACATGCCAAAGGCTGATATGTCCGAGAACGAAGAGTATCAGCAGACAATGGCTGAAAAGGAAGAATGGAACAAGCAAGCAGACGAAACTGGCATCCGTGTTGAGATCCGGGAACTTGAAGGACATATCGAGGCTCTGAAAGAAGAGCGTGATGCTCACTTCATGGAAATCGCAAAGGACAAACAGAATCAGAGAATTGATTCTAAAATCGCACAGCTTCGGGAAGACCAGAAGAATTATGAGCAGAGCAAGGCTAATGCCGAGATGATTTTGTATCAGCTTAAAACGCTGAATATGAAGAAGAATGAGTTGCTCCAGGAATCTGTCAACAAAAACTTCAATCTGATTAGTTGGCGGTTATTTGATTTCCAAAAAAATGGTGAGACTTTTGACACTTGTATACCGATGATTGACGGCAAGGCTTTTGGTGAATCCATGAATACGGCACTGGAAATTATGGCGAAGATCGATGCCATAAATGGTATTCAGAAGTTCTTCGGATTTGATTATCCGATCATACTGGATGATGCAGAGCATCTTGATTCTGCATCCATGAAGAAATTGGAAACCGATCATCAGTTAATCATGCTCTGCGTGAGTGACGATCCCGAGTTGGTCTTTGAGAAAGGGGGAGAGGAATGAATTTTGTAAAATTCAGGGACAAATTGATTGACCATTTCAACGAAATAACCCGTGATGCAAAATGCTTGTTCATGGTGAATCTCGACAAAGATGAATTATGGGAAACATATCTTGATAGTTTCCCAAAAGGAACAAATGAAATCTTCCGTGAAAGAAGAGAGCATGATTGTTCGTGCTGTCGGAGTTTTATAAAAGCCATGGGAAACGTGGTGGTGATTAAAAATCAAGAAATTCACACCATATGGGGCTTTAATGCTGATAGTGCAACATATCAGCCGGTCGTTGATTCCCTTGATCGTTATGTGAAGTCTCATCCTGTTTCGGATGTGTGGTTCTCAAAGGAAAAATCCGTTGGGTGCAAAGAGAACCATGAGCATGACGGTGATTCGATTCTTACATGGACACATTTCTATATTCCTGATATCCCTGTTCGGTTTAGAACCAATAGGTCACTTGGTGATATTCAGAACACTTACCGAACACGGAAGGAAATTTTCAAGCGGTCGCTGGATGAAATATCTCTTGACGCTACGGACACACTATTAGAATTAATCGCACAAAATAGTCTATATCGTGGCGAAGAATGGAAAAACATACTTTCTGAGTTCAGAAGGTATCAAAAAGAATATGCAAAGGTTTTAGGAGAAAAAAAGGAACTGTTGGCATGGGAAAAATCTGTAGAAGCAGGTGATGTAATCGGCAGAATGAGAAACCACTCAATAGGAGTGCTGCTTGCAGATATTTCTACAGGTTGCGATCTTGAACAGTCTGTAAGGCGATATGAAAACATCGTTGCTCCGGCAAACTACAAACGCCCAAAGGCAATCTTTACGAAGAAAATGCTTGAAGATGCCAAGAAGACCATTACAGAACTGGGATACTTAGATTCCCTGGGACGCAGGTTTGCAACCTTGGATGATATCACGGTCAATGACATCCTGTTCTGCAACAAAGACAGTGTGAAACGTATCTCTGGTGGCATGGACTTGTTTGCCGAGATGGAAAAAGATGTGAAGGTCAACCCTAAGAAATTTGACCGGGTAGAAGAAATCGGAATTGAAAAGTTTGTATCTTCCGTTTTGCCGGAAACTCAGGAGTTAGAAGTTTATCTGGAAAACAAGCATCAAAGCAATCTTGTTTCACTCATCGCTCCAACAAACAAGGATGCAAAACCCATGTTTAAATGGGGGAATAATTTCTCATGGGCATATAGTGGCAATGTTGCCGATTCCATGAAAGAAAGAGTAAAAGCAGCTGGTGGAAAAGTGGATGGAGTGCTTCGGTTTTCTATCCAGTGGAATGATATTCCGGGAGATTATGATCCAAACGATCTCGATGCGCACTGTATACAACCCAATGGATATCGTATTTACTTTTCCGATAAACACGACCGATATACAGGAGGTGAACTTGATGTAGATATCATCAACCCAGTAAGAAACGCTCCGGCTGTTGAAAACATTACATGGCCTGATTTGAGAAAGATGCCAGAAGGGAAATATGAATTCTTTGTGCATCAATATAGTTACCGTGGAGGAAACAATGGGTTCCGTGCGGAGATTGAGTTTGATGGGAAAGTTTATTCATACGATTATCCGAATAAGGTTGTAGGAGACGTTAAGGTTGCAACGGTTACTTTAAAGAATGGAAAGTTTTCTATCGATCATAAACTCCGAGAAAATATGGTTTCTAAGGAACTGTGGGGATTGACAACATATACATTTATCCCTGTTTCTGTAGTGATGTTCAGCCCTAATTATTGGGATGCTGTCGAAAACAAGACAGGAAATAAGCATTATTTCTTCATGCTGAAGGACTGCATAAATGAAAATAATCCAAATGGATTTTTCAATGAATATCTTAAACAGGAACTTGTTCAGCATAAAAGGGTATTTGAAGCCCTTGGTTCAAAGGCAAAAGCAGAAGATTGTGCGGATCAGCTTTCTGGTCTTGGTTTTAGTTCTACTCAGAGAAATGAGTTGATTGTCAAAGTTAAAGGTGCAACAGAGCGTGTGTTAAAAGTTAAATTTTAAGGAGGGAAATCATGGGATTATTTGAAATTGCAACAAAGAAAAAATATCGTTTCCCATACAAGGGACTTATCAGTGTGGAAGACCTTTGGGATCTCAACGTACTGGCTTTAGACCGGATTTATAAGGCACTGAACAAAACTTTAAAAGATATGGGCGAAGAAAGTCTCCTGAAGACAAAATCGACAGAAGAGAAAGATGTCGAGAATATGGTTGAGATTGTTAAACACATTGTGTCCGTTAAGGAGCAGGAAAAGATTGATCGCCTGGCTAAGAAAGAAAATGATGCTAAGAAACAGAGAATCATGTCAATCATTGCCGACAAAGAGGACAAGGCATTGACCGAACTGAGCACAGAAGAACTTCGTCAGATGCTTGACGAACTTGGGTGATTAGAATCGTTATGGGAGGAAAAGAAGGATGATTCAAGTTGACAATCACAACATCACAATTTCTGGGAACAGAATTGATTTATCAGTGGGTTTGATAATACTGTTTTCGGCCCTGATGAGAGAGAAGGTGCTGAGTTATGAAGTGATTAAAAGCATATTGGACTATGCGGAAAGCCCGGAAAATAATCCGATTCCGATTATTGAATCGCTGATCAAAATGAGAGATGACGCTATGAAGGAAGATGCAAGAGAATCTTTCGTCAACCTGATGGATGGCGTGTTTAGAAGGGGGACTAATAATGATTAAAACAAAAGAAGGAGAAATTGATATTAAAGGTCTTACCGTTGAAGTTATGGCTGACATATCAGTCATTATTCAAACCTTAAGACAACACAAATTGATGTCTGATGACCGGATAATGATAGCCGTCATAAACGGTTTTAACGATAACATCGTGGAGCTTTCGCCAGAAGAAGAGGATAAGATGGAAGATTTTCTGAAAAATGCGAGAGAGAAAGCAGAAGGGGAAATAAAGTATGGCAACTGAAAACATTCAGAACGAGCAGAACACACAGGTAGCAACACAGGGTGGCACGAAGCCTGCCCGGAAACTTGAAACTGATTATAGCCTTGGTATCTTCGGAACTTCCGATAACTTTACCATGGCCTATCAGATGGCAAAAGCATTAGCATCTTCCACTATTGTTCCGAGGGATTATCAGAACAATGCAAGTAACTGTCTGATTGCTATTGAACAGGCTCAGAGATTGGGCGTATCACCCATGATGGTCATGCAGAATCTGTACATCATTCAGGGCAGACCTTCTTGGAGTAGCAAGTTCCTTATCGCAGCCATTAACAATTCCGGCAAGTTCGATATGGAACTTCAGTATGACGAGAAAAATGATAAGGACGGAAAGCCGTACTCATGCTTGTGTTGGACGATGAAAGATGGCAGACGTGTAGAGGGCATGGAAGTCAACATGGATATGGCAAGAGCCGAGGGATGGCTTAGTAAGAATGGCTCTAAGTGGAAGACCATGCCGAAACTGATGCTTAGATACAGAGCTGCGTCCTTCTTTTCCAATTTGAATTGCCCAGAGCTTACTCTTGGACTTTACACGCAGGAAGAAGCCTATGACACCAGTTTCCACGACAATAAGTATCCTGCCGATGTCGAAGCAGATGTCAGGGAAGAGATTAAGGCTCATGCAAACCAAATCGAGTTTGACATTGATGCGGATGAAGAGGTGATGGAATAGTGGCAAACATGGTTAATATCATTCCTGAAAAACTGGAATATGAATTGAAGGTCAGGCATCTATCGAACGGTGACGTATCAGATTCATTAGGTCACGGACGCAACTATATTACTGACGCATACAGAAGAAAAAGGATCAATGCTCCTTCCATAAAGCTGTTAGATATGCTTTACAACATCAAGCCAGAATCCTATACGGTGATTGAAAAGGCTGAGGAAGAGGATTCCGAAGATATTGAGCCTGTCAGGGAATCAACCGTCATTGATTATGACCGATTAGAAGCAACGATATTCCATGCTGTGTATGCGGCTGTGAAGAAAGCGTGGAGTGAATGATTGATCGTGAATTAACCACATCGCTTATTGAGGCGAACCGAATGAAAATATATGCCGTAGATTTTTTGATGGCACAATCACTCGTCATTCCAGGTATCCAAATATCGGAGAAGCCAATACAGAATTCATTGATTGGCTGAAGGAGCAGAAAGAGGATGGGGTAAAACTCATCCTCTGGACATGCAGAACAGGGCAACTGTTACAAGAAGCCGTAGAATTCTGCGGAAAATATGGATTAACATTCGATGCCGTGAACGAGAATCTTCCTGAGATTAAAGAGAAGTTCGGTGAGAATCCGAGAAAGGTTTTTGCCCATAGGTATATAGACGATGCGTCTGCTGTCCCGTGGGAAATTGTGAAACCAAAGTCGAAACCAAAGGTAGAACCAAAGATTCCAAGGAGAGCAAGGATTGTGAGGTGATGGCATTGATCGAATTAAACTGCGGTGGGAGCGGATCTTCCGGAAACTGCTATTCCATTACAGACGAATCAGGAAAGATCCTTTTGCTCGATGCAGGAATCCCTCTGCCGGATATAAAGAAGTTAGCGAGGTGGAAGGTAGGTGATGTGGTGGGAGCGTTCATATCGCATTCCCACACTTAGCTGACCATAGCAAATCAACAGATAAGCTGCGGAAGATGGGAATACCTGTTTTTGAGCCATACAAGACCGATAAAGATAAGGCTTTTGGCAACATGATTCCATGCTTTAAGCTGACGGCGTTCCGATTGCCACATGACGGTGAAAGCAATTTTGGCACTCTGATTTATACGAAAAGCGGTCACAGAATGGTTTATCTGACGGACTTTGAATATTGCCCATATGTGTTTGCTAAACAGAAATTAAATACGATTCTGATTGAATGCAACTATACAAAAGTCGATGAAAATGCGGATGAGTCAAAGAAAAACCACGTTTATCGTGGGCATTGTTCTCTTGAAACGTGCAAAGCATTTCTGAAAGCAAATCAAACGGATGCCCTAAGAAATGTGATTCTCTGCCATTTGTCATCCGATAATGCTGATCCTGTTGAGATGGTCAGTCAGGTGCAAGAAGTAGTCGGATCATCTGTAAAGGTGATCGTAGCAAGGAAGGGGGTGAGCATCACTTTATGAACCGCAAAGACAGACGCAAATTAGGCATAAAGGAAAAGCCCAAGACCATAACGATCACTGCTGACTATTTGGAGCAGTTGAAGAAGGAAATTTCCCTGGATGCCACAGAAACAGCATTCGAATACATGATGTGTATTCCGCTGATTATTCTGCATGACCACTACGGCAGGCTTAACAAGAAGGAAGTCGATGGGATGTGCAGAGAAGAGAGATTTTTCGAACTGTGCTTAGACCAGTTTGAATCATTCTCGCAGAAGTATGTATCCCTACAGGATATGGCAGAAGCAGTTAAGACTGAGACAGGATTTGATGTTATAGGCAGATTTAAACACAAGAAAGGATTCAAAATATGAGAAATTACTTCATTATCCTTGTGGCAATGGTAACGATGTTTGCCATTCCGCATGATGCACTTGCACGAACGCAGAATGTTGATGACAGGCATTATGTCATCACGAAAGCACCGAAAGCTGAAAAGAAAAAGGCTAAAAAAGCCAAGAAGAAAAAGAAGAAGAAAGCTAAGAAGATCGACTACGGAATTATGAAGTGTACAGCCTATTGTGATTGCCCAGAATGTAGTTCTGGCTACGGAAGGCATACACACAGTGGTACTACAGCAGAAGCCGGACGCACGATAGCTGTTGATCCTGATGTCATAGACATAGGGTCTAAGGTCGAAATAGACGGTCAAATCTATGTGGCTGAAGACGTAGGCGGTCTGGTTACAGGCGATCATATCGACATTTTCTTCGATACTCATGACGAGGTTGAAGAGTGGGGAACACGCTACCTTGAAACGAAGGTGGTGAGAGATTGAGTTGAAAGTATCAGAACAATTAAAGGCGTTCCTGGATTATCTGACCGAGGTTGAAAACTCATATCCCTACTACAAACAGGAAGTCGAAAGGGAAAACCTTCGTACGTTTGATTTTGTGCATGAGATCGAGCAGGAACCGTTGGCACCTGAAAGAAGCAAATTGGCAACAAAGTACAGGTTGACAAGACTACACAGGAGAGCCTGTAAAGATGCAATGGAGGATATTGAGCCAATCTATGATGTTCTTCAGATGCCTGAGTGCAAAAAGGTTAGAAATGCTCTCAATCAGGCGTTAGGCAAATGCAGAAAGTCAGAGAAGTACCATGAAAACAGAGAATATAAAAACAAAGTCGAATAGGAGTGAATAATTATGGGTTTATGCATGTCGCTTTTTATCGGCAGAACAACAAAGGGCGTTGATCTGAAGTATACATCCGGCAACAAGCCGATGGCGGTTGCTACGGTTAATCTTGCTGTCGATACGGGATATGGTGATAAGAAGCGTTCGAACTATTTCAAATTGAAAGCTTTTGGTAAAGTTGCCGAGAACATGAATAAGTATATACCGAAAGGAACGAAGATCCGTGTCACTTGTGTTCCTACTCAGGAAAGATGGGAAAACAAGGAAGGTAAGACGGTTACCGCAGAATGGCACTATGTACAGGATTGGGAATTCTGCGAATCCAAATCGTCCCATCAGGAGAAACCTTCTGCTCCCGAACCTGCACCTGCTCCAGTGAACCAGCCGTGGATGACTGTGCCGGATGGGATCGAGTCAGAGTTGCCCTTCGTGTGATGAGGTGAGTGGATGAAAGTTTTAGTAGCGTGTGAAGAATCTCAAAGAGTATGTACCGCATTCAGAGAACGTGGACATGAAGCATATAGCTGTGACATTCTGGAGTGTTCCGGCGGACACCCGGAGTGGCATATACAGGGAGATGTGCTGCCGATTATCAACGGTAATTGCGAGTTTGAAACTGCTGATGGTCAGAGACACAGAATTGATGGGAAGTGGGATTTATTGATTGCTCATCCGCCTTGTACCTATCTCAGTAATGTAGCCACAAGGCAATATTCTTTGAAGTGTTGCACGGCAGAGAAGGTCATAGCCAGGTGGGAAGAAAGAGCAAGAGCCGCTGTTTTCTTCATGCAATTCGCCCTGGCTGACTGTGACCGTATTGCAGTAGAAAATCCGGTCGGCTTTATGAACTCGTCATACAGAAAGCCAGACCAGATTATTCACCCTTACTTTTTTGCAGAAAGTGAGTGCGATGCTGAAAACTACCACAAAAAGAGGACGTGTCTTTGGCTGAAAGGACTTCCTCAACTTGAAAGAAGCAAAGCCTACCACCGCCACCGCCCATGTACATTTTGCAAGGTGAGAAGGGCAAGGGCAAAAAGATTGGTTGGTGCGAAGGAATGAGAAACATCAAAGGCGGTCAAGCTGAACGCGCAAAAGCCAGAAGCAAAACTTTCCCAGGCATTGCCAAAGCAATGGCGGAACAGTGGGGATAAAGGAGAACAATATGGCAAGCATTGAGAATAAGCCACAGGTCAATCACATTGACGGCAACAAATAGAATAACTCTTTCACGAACCTTGAATGGGTGACGGATGAGGAGAATAAGGAACATTCTGACACACTCACGGAATACGCAAATCTTCTATACGATACATACTGCAAAGGTATGAAGGAACTTGGATTTGAGGTGTGAATAGATGATTGAAATTTCGAAAGAGCAACTAACAGAATTCAATGGTTTCACCGTCTACGATGCGGTGACTGGAGATCCGATTGAGCCAAAAGACATTAGCAACCATTTTGAGCGATTAGATTCGTTTGTGTTGGATATGGATGGTGTTTTGTGGGTATCTCCTTATGCCGCAGATGATTGGAAAACCGGATTGATTGAAGTTAAAAAAGAAGGTAAATATATCATTCAATTCGCAGACGGAAAGTATATGAGGTGGTGATTGATTGCCAAATTACAGACAACTTTATGCGTTTCAAAAGAAGGGGAGTGATTGATTGCCTAAAAAGGGTTGTTATAAAGATTTGTCTGGGCAAAAGTTTAACAGACTTACCGTAATTAGCTTTAATGGGATCTACAGGAATAAATCCGGCAAAACAAGAGCAATGTGGAAATGTAAGTGTGATTGTGGCAAAGAAACAATTGTTGATGGTTCCCATCTTCAAACAGGACACACAAAATCATGTGGCTGTTACTTGAAAGAAATCCAAGGACAGGCAAGCAGGAAAACAGGTATGTCTGGTAGTAAATTATATCTCACTTACTACAACATTAAGCATCGTTGCTACGACCCTGACAATCCAGGAAATAAGTATTATGGCAGCAGAGGAATCACAATGTGTGACGAATGGCTTGGCGAACATGGATTTGAGAATTTCATGAAATGGTCTTTTGAGAATGGCTACGAAGAAAACAAAGGATTAAGCATTGACAGAATAGATAATGACAAGGGTTATTCCCCCGAAAATTGCAGATGGGTTAATGCTTATATCCAACAAAACAACAAACGAAATAATAGGTTTTTGTGTATCAACGGAGTGGTTGATACAGTTGCTAACCATGCTAGAAGACATAACGTGGATTACTGGAACCTGATGCATTACTCAAAAGGCGGTAAAAACTGCAAATATCCGCACTTGAACATAAGGATGGTGACAGATGCAGAAATCAAAAAATATCGCAAGAATCAAAGCTATAGACCAAAAGAATCTAAAGAGACTTCTTGCGGTTAATCCGCAACTTGATGACAGAAGCGGTATCTATTTTCTTACAAGAGTAGATCCTGAAACTCAGATTAAATATTCGTATGTGGGGCAAGCTAGGCACATAAAACAGAGGATGTTGGGGCATATGAGAGGTTTCCAGCACATCGATTTGTCATTGAAGGCTCACGGGTTGTATTCGGATGAAAATCCTGGTGGATGGAAAATCGGTTTCAAATATTTTCCTGTATGGCAACTTGATGAGATGGAACGAAAATACATCATCATGTATGCAAAAAGCGGATATCAAAGCCGGAATAAGGACACAGGCGGTGGTAAGGGCAAGTCTGAGTTAGGTGAACGCAAGCAGCCAAAAACCTACACACAAGGCAAAGTCGAGGGTAAAAAACAACTCGCAAGAAGCCTGAAGGGAATCATCGACAAACACTTAGAAGTGAATCTGAAGCCTGAGAAAAAGAATAATAAAGTCTCTCAGAAGCAGGAAGAGAAGTTCTGGGAGATGTTGGATGAAAGGAGTTACGAATAATGCCTGATTTCGATGTTTGGTTGGAAGGATATGCTGCGACAGGTGAATATTGGCCTGACAGATATCTTGGAAATTATTCTGCCAGAACCTTCAAAAGTGCCTGTGTGAAAGCATTACATGATAATTGGTTTTTGGAAGAGGATATAAAGAAGTATTACAACAGACAGAAAAACACCTTTTGGTGATGCAGATTTTTTGATCATAATCCCCATAATTTTTAGGGAGGAGCTACGAATGACTTATGTACCAAGTGTAACAGAAAACACGATTGAATGGATCAAAAACGAAGACAGAGCAACAGTAACCTTTTGTCAGCCGAGATTTATCACCAGGATTCGGAAACTGGCAGAAAAGTATCCTGATGAATGCCGGATTACCCATGAGAACAAAGACGGTTCTATCGTGGCTCACATTCCTGTGAAGTGGATCAAGATCAGCAAGGTTGAAAGGCATCTGTCGGAAGAGCAGATCGAACTTGCCCGTGAAAGAATTAAAATCGCACAGGAACACAAACGAAATGCTCTTAAATCGGCTTTGAGTGATTTAGGCAAGGAAGTGTAAGGGCAAGGGCTTAAAAGCCGAAATTGAGTTAATAGCGATGTTACGGTGACCATTATTAATAGGTAGAAAGAGGTTTAGATGAGTGCAGGAATCTTAGGATTTATTATCGGCTTCATGATTGGTGGCATGTTCGGAGTGATGATGCTGGCATTGTTGATGGCTTCAAGAGATGACGATGAAAGGAGATTACATGAAGAAAACTCACGCAAAACAGATTCTGGATTACATGAAAGAACATGGATCAATCACAAGCCTTGATGCGATTCGGTGTTTCGGATGCACAAGGCTATCCGGTCGGATCTATGACCTGAAGAAAGCCGGATACAATATCGAGAAAACTATGCAGACCGTTCCAACCAGGGGCGGTTCTGCAAGGGTAGCGGTTTACACGTTGGGAGAGTAGAGATGATATGAGAGTTCAATCACATAATTACAACAACGTCCAAGGATGGATGGTAACTGAATTAAAACTGTTTGGTGGCGAGTTGTTAATTTACTCCGCTATTTATGGATTCACCCAGGAACAGAACCAGTGGTACACGGGGGCAAGACAATATCTTGCAGATTGGACAGGATGCACAAAGCAAACCGTCACAAAATATTTGAAAAGTCTTGTGGAAAAAGGATTGATAATTAGAAGGGAAAGGGCAGAGAACGGGGTAATATTTGTAGACTACAGGGCGAATATTTCACCTACGGTAGCTGAAAAAATCACCGGGGTAGGTGAAAATTTCACCTACGGTAGTAAAAATAATCATCTGGGGGTAGGTGAAAATTTCAACCCAATAAATAATAGTAATTCTAATAATACTAAAACATCTAATAAAAATAATATATGTAAGCACCGATACGGTGAATACAACAATGTTTTATTGACCGATGAGGAATACCATAAGTTGCAAAAAGAAGTTCCTGATTATGAAGAATGGATTCAGAAATGTTCTGAATATGTGGCAAGCACAGGTAAATCTTACAAAAGCCACTATGCAACGATAAGAAAGTGGATCAGGAAAGAACAGAAAGAGCAAATGAAACCATCAAAGAGAAGTCAGGAATTTACCTCTGAATTGGCACAAATAGCATCTTGGGCAGAAAGGAGCGAAGGGCATGACCAGACAGGAATTTGGTAAGATTGCGATGGCAATCAGGACATACTATCCGAGAGAAAGAATCCTTCCCGATGATTACGCTGTTGAATTATGGTATGACGCATTGAAGGATCTCGATTATCAGACGGCTCGTTTTGCGATTAAGAAATGGGCAGAAACAAACAAATGGTCACCATCCATTTCAGATGTTCGAGGAATGTGTGCAACATTGATTCGTGGTGAATTTAACACATGGGAAGAAGAATGGCAAAAGGTTTGCAATGCAATCAGGTACTACGGATATATGCGTGAAACAGAAGCCTTGAACAGCCTGACGGGTATTACAAAAACAATTGTTGCTCGTCTTGGTTATCAGAATCTATGTTCGTCAGAGAATCCTGCTGTGGATCGTGCGAACTTCCGGGACATCTATAACAATCTTGCCAACAAGCAGAAAGAAAGAGAACAGATGTCTGCACCGATCCGAACCGTACTGGACACGGCTACGGAAAAGAGATATGCGATCCAGAAGCAGGAAACCAAGGCAATCAGCAATAAGGTCGAAGAAAAAATCAACGAGGATTATGTTGAACTGAGCGATGCCGTACAGGAAGGCCTGCGAAAGCTGAGAGAAGGATTGAGAAGTGAATAAAGTCGTAGAACTTGTATTGGCAATTGTCCTGCTGATCATTGGATGGAAACTTGAAAAGTTAGCAAAGGAGATGGATGAGGATGAAGAAGAACAGCACATGGGTTAACAGTACGTTTATGGTGGAATGGGATTATGTCTGCCGGTTGCTCCGGGAAATCATGACACATGACATTCCCCTGGTTCCGGTCGAGTGATGCCTATGGAAGAGATTTTAGAGGTTGACATCAGATCGCCAAGGTTTGAGCGATTGATGATGGGAAAAGACGATGAAGAACTAAAGGATATAGCCGAATTGATCAAGAATGTTGACATTGAAAGGTTTAATGCTATTCACAAGGAACTTGCGTCAAGGTATAACAAAAAACTTACCATGACCGATGACTTTGTAAGTGATTGGGAGCAGACAACAAGAGAGCTGCGGAAGAAGCTGATGGGGAGATGGGTATGGATTTAACTGAAAAAGAGCAGGAAGTGTATGATGCCATTGTTGATTACATGATGCATTACGGCTTTGCTCCATCCGTAAGGGATATATGTGATATGACAGGGTTAAAGTCAACATCAAGTGTGCATCACTACATGATGGGATTGAACGCAAAGAAAATGATCAAGACGTATGGTTCACCAAGAGCCATAAAGCTGATTGGATACAAGTTAGTGAAGGAGACAAAAGATGCAAGATGTACCACAGGTGGGAGAAATCTTAAAAGTAATAGCAGGTATGCCTGAGAGACAGAATTCCAAACTCCTTGAAGCCGGTGACGTGGTTGAAGTGATTGGAAACTATGAACACATTTTTATGGTCAGGAAACTGAAAAAGGGTAAAGACGGATATCAGATGCGACAGTGCTATCCCAACAACAGTTGGAAGATCAATCTTGAAAGATTGGGGGGCAAACAATGAGCAAAGACTATGTAAAAGCAATGCACAACATTTTCGACAAAGATTACAAGGACGAGGTGAGCAGGGAAGAACATTGCCAGTACAAGGGAAAGGGTGATGAATACTGTCTTTGCACCACGCAAAAATCTTGTCGTGGATGCAGGTTCTTTACACCGACAACACAATCACAGTTAAAGATTGTGGTTGAAAAAACAGAGCAACTTAAGAAGAAGATTAAAAGCCGTGATATGACGATTGCAAAATTCCAGGAAGAGATTTCACGTCTGAAGAGCATTGTTGACCAGAAGGAAGACAGGATCGGTGAATTGGTTGGAAAATTAGCGGATGTTGCGGAAGAACTGATTGAGTACAAGGAGAAGGTGTATGAGTTACAAGGTAAGCCTGACAACAAAGATTGATCCGAAAAAGCTAAAGCAAGGATCGGGCATTATTGTTTTGGAATCGGATGACTATAAGGATTCTCAGATCAAGGCCATAAAAAACAAGGGCTATAAGGTTCTTGCGTACCTGTCAATCGGAACGATAGAGAAAGAGCGGTCATGGTACAAGGAATTTGAGAAGTATAGGTGTAAGCGTCTGGAAGATTGGCCCAAAGAATACTATATGAACATGCAGAAAACTGTATGGCAGAAATTCCTTGTCAGCCGTGCCACAGCACTGAAGAAACGTGGCTTTGATGGTTGGTGGTGCGACAATCTGGATGTTTACAGTGAGTACAAGAGCGGAAAGGAATTTACGGCCTGTTACGGTTTGCTCCAGAAGATCAAGAAGATCGGTGGCTATGTCATGGTCAACGGTGGATCAGAGTTTCTTGACGATGCCATAGACCGTCAGGCTGAACTGAAGTATATCCTAAATGGCTACACGCAGGAAGAGGTTTTCAGCAGGATCACCGATTATGACGGCAAGGGTAAGTTCGGAAAGCAGAAATCGGCAGACAGGAAATTCTATCAGGGACTAATCAAGAAGTTGGAGAAAAAAGGAATCAACTGTTATTGCCTTGAGTACACAAGGGACAAGGCTCTGAAGGAATCTATCAAGAAATGGTGCAAGGAGCAAAAGGTAGGCTACTGCATCAGTGAGGATGTGAATTTGTGAGCAGATACAATTCCGAGAAAAAGAAGGAAAGACGGGAGAAGGGACTGTGTACTATCTGCGGAAAGCCTGTGGATGACCAAAACTACGTGATGTGTTCCAAATGCCGTGAAGAGCAGAGGGAAGATTGGCGATACTACCAGAGCATGGGTGTATGCCCGAAGTGCAGAAAAAATCCGCTGATTGGCGATGAAAAAATGTGCTTGGACTGCCGGACTAAAAAAATTGAGTACAACAAGGCTCACAGCATCAAGAGGACAAAAGAAGATCGCAGAAGGTATGACCAAAACCTAAAAGCCAAGAGGATCAGCCTTGGCCTTTGTCCGAGATGCGGAAAGAGAGAACCTGCGGAAGGGAGAACAAAATGCTCTTACTGTTTACGGAGAGACACATTGAGGCATCGGAAAGGAACAGACATCAGGAGAGAGCGTGAAGAACGTGGGTTGTGCAGATGGTGCGGAAAAGAAGTCTTGCCAAAAAAGAAGTATTGTAAAGAGTGCTACGAAAGGCTGTGTAATCAGCTTGAAGATGCAAGAAACAAGCGAACAAATGATGTTTTCAGAAAGCTGAACAGAATCCACTTTGAAAGGAGAGAACATGAACCACGGATTAAAGCTACATCCTGACGGCACGCTGGAGATCACGATGCCGAAAGGAAAGAAGGTGACAAGAGTGCTTGTGTGTGAATCGGGAACGCAGAACGGTGTATTAATGTATCCAGATGCAATGGCTTATGATGAATTTATTAAAACAATGGACTTTGCTATAGAAGCCACCACTGGAAATGATGCATATAGCATAGGAATGAGAAATGGAATTAGATATGCCAAATCCGTTGTCGATAATGTTGATCCAGAGTATGAAAGCGTGAATGAAGAAAAAAGAATGAGTGATGTTATTTACAGACAGGATGCCATTGATGCAGTAGCAGAAAGGAGAGGTGATCAGGATGAACGATCTGATTAACAGACAGGATTTTCTTCGTGCTTTTGAAGAAATGTGTTCATGCACGGATTATGGATGGGATGAAAGAGATTTTCGTAGTTTGATAAAAAGATTTCCATCCGCAGAACCAGAAATAAAGCCAATATCCTACGCAGACTGTTCAAATGCTATGCTTAAGATGTGGATAGACAATGTTCTTACTGACGGTGAGTATAACAAGATTATGGATAAGCTAAATGCAAAACATAGAGGTGAATAAGAATGAAAACATTGGAGTACGTTATTAATCATTACGAAGAATTTGAGGAAGATACTTTTCTGGATAGAAGATGGACAAAAAGATTTTTGGACTTTCTGCCATATGAGGAATGGGGGAAATATGGTTTCGAAATTAAAGAAGGTGTAACCCACACACCTATTGAATGGACAGAGGAGAACATACTGAAACAACTCAAAAGAGATGTGGAGTTTGGAAAAGAAAAAGCGGAAGGTGAGCGGGGAATCTCGTCAGAACTAATGGCAATGGTTGTCAATGCTTGGTGTAAGGTTTTGGAGAACGGTCTTAATCTTGATGGAGATGACGGATGGTATCATCACAGGCAGTTCGATATAGTAGCTGAACATTACGGATGGTAGAGAGGTAAAAAAGATGAGTGATTTTAGGTTTCCTATTGATTGTCCGTTAGACTGCAAGTATCACAAAGCATGGGACTTGTCTGTTGATGACTGGACTCATGTTTGCACAAAGCTAAACATACAGATTGATGAATATGATTGTGGATTCACTGGATTATTACCGATGTGTCCAATAGAGAGAGAACCGATGAGGCTGATTGATGCGGATATCCGAGGTGAACAGGATGAATGATTTAATCAGCAGACAGGCGGCGATTGATGAAATCAACGAACGGCAGAGAAAGTTGATTTATTGTTTTGGCTTTGAGAATGATATGGTCAAAATAATGGATATTGCAAAAAGCATTATAATCGCCATTCCATCCACACAGCAAGAACGTCCGAAGGGCGAGTGGATAGACCTTGATTCTGACAATGAAAAACATGATGACATTATGTGTTCTAATTGAAACCAGAGCTTTACGGTGGATGCGTACAGATGGTGCGATATAGGGTTTACGGTAGATGATATGAAGTTCTGTCCGAACTGCGGAGCGGATATGAGAGGTAATTCAGATGACGTATAGCGAAATATTAGATAAATTTAAAGACAGTTTTCCTTTTGTTAATGTTGAAGACTATAGACCTGTTTGTCATGAATTATTTGAGAACGGAAAAGAAGGTTGTACGATTTGGCTCGATAATGGGGACATGGTTGTCTACTATCCCAATCAAGAGAGAGGTGATTTAGATGATTGACATGATTAGCAGGCAGGATGCGATTGATTCGCCAGTAAAAATGGTTAGTGAAGGACTTGAATGGATACCTGTTTATCACATCAAAGAGTTGCCATCCGCACAGCCAGAGCGGAAGAAGGGGAAGTGGATAGATGACAAATGCTCTGCTTGTGGATACAAATGCTCTGCTTGTGGATATAGGGTGGAACCATGGAACAATACACCATACTGTCCAAACTGTGGGGCAAAAATGGAGAGGTAAAGAGGTGAATAATATGGTTAAAGTAAAAGCTCCATTATCATCATTAGAAGCCTGTACCATAGACGGCATAAAAGATATTCAAGCAAACAATATCAAGTTTCATAATATTGCTTTTGACTGCTGGACAATCGAAGATTGTGAAGGGCGGGTCTTTATGCGAAAAAAGACGGGGAAGTGGATACTAAAAAAAGAATTAGTGCCATTACCGTGGGATTCTGGCCCTTTAAACTGGGATAACTATGATGAAAAAACACATTCAGAATGGAAAGAATATTATCATTGTTCTAATTGTGATTGGAAATCTGGAGAATTTAAAGGTGGTAATTTCTGCTCTAACTGCGGAAGTTATAACGGAGGTGAACAGGATGACGAAAGCAGAAGCAATAGCAATGCTCAAACGGATACAAGAGCCAGAGGCATTGGAGCCACAGATAAATCAAGCGGCATTTGAAGCACTCGACATGGCAATCGAAGCACTCAGTCAGGAATCGAGTGAGGACGTTATAAGCAGGCAGGCGGCGATAGATGCGCTGCATATGCACCTTATGTACCGCATGGGTACAGATAGCAACAAAAAACGGCTTGATGATTGGATTAACGGTTTGCCATCCGCACAGCCAGAAATCATCTACTGCGGTGAATGTAAACACATGATGCCAAACGGAAAGTGTCGACAGTTTGCGGATAGCACGATAAGACCGAGCGCAAGTGATTTTTGTAGCGCAGGA